AATCAAACCAATCAAACCAATCAAACCAATCAAACCAATCAAACCAATCAAACCAATCAAACCAATCAAACCAATCAAACCAATCAAACCAATCAAACCAATCAAACCAATCAAACCAATCAATGTTCTCCCATAAGGGAGGGGGTCGTAGGGTCTCCGCGTCCTACGGACGCGATAGGGGGTGCTTTGCACCCACGAACCGTAGGTTCCCCTACTACTATAGTCCAAGAAATACAAAAAAAAATAGCAGGATACAAGAACCAAGATACAATAAAGAAAATATATAATAAAGAACTATTTATAAATTTTAATCAGGTTCTAGAGGTGTTGTATAAAAGTTCATTAGAATGTATTTATTGTAAAGAAAAGGTAATGCTTTTTTATGAAAATGTAAGAGAACCTAAGCAATGGTCATTAGAAAGAATAGATAATAGTCAGGGACACAATTACGGCAATGTGGAAATTGCGTGTCTATCTTGTAATATAGGAAGGAGAACAATGTATCAAGACCGATATTTATTTACAAAACAATTGTCAATTGTAAAAAAATAACATAAAGCGGATATTGTAAAAGGTTCTAGAGTGTAATGGAAAAAATCCATCAGAATATTCATAATAAATTAGATTATTTTTTACAATCCAATAAGATACCGCATATTATTTTTCACGGTTCATCAGGAACAGGAAAGAAGACGATAGTGTATGATTTTATAAACAAAATATACAAGGGCAACAAATACAATATAAAAACGAACGTTATGTTCGTTAATTGTGCACACGGTAAGGGAATAAAATTTATTCGTGAAGAATTGAAATTTTTTGCAAAAACGAATATTCAAGCGAATTCGGGGGTTCTCTTTAAAACGATAATTTTAATGAATGCCGAGTTTCTTACGATAGATGCACAGTCTGCATTGAGACGTTGTATTGAGTTGTTTAGTTATAACACTCGTTTTTTTATTATTGTTGAGAACAAGAATAAATTATTGAACCCCATTTTATCGCGGTTTTGTGAGATTTTTGTTCCTGAATATGTAGAAAATAACAAGGTTCTCAATTTACATCAATATAATTTGAATAAAAAAATGGATCTGAAAGAACACGAACAAGAGAAACAGGAATATTTAGCGACGAAAATAGTGGAACCACTAGAACCTAACCGTGAGTTGATGAATCATATTCATTTTGTTGAAATGTGTACCGAATTATATGAAAATGGAATATCATGTTTAGATGTTTTGAAATTTGTTGAAACGTGTGGATGGTGGAAAAAAGAGGACGTAGTTTATTTTCATATTGTGTTCTCAAAGGTGAAAATAGAATTTAGGTGTGAGAAGCTATTGATGTTGTTTATGTTTGACCTTTTCTATAGGGGAACCTACGGTTGTGGGCGCTTCGCGCCCCCTATCGCGTCCGCAGGACGCGGAGACCCTATGACCCCCTCCCTCAATATGTAAATTCTAATTTTAGGTATGATGTAACTCGTTAAGGGAAGGGGTCGTAGGGTCTCCGCGTCCTGCGGACGCGATAGGGGGCGCGAAGCGCCCACAACCGTAGGTTTCCCTACTGCGGTTCTATCACCCAAAAAATATATTTAGAAAGTTCATAATAATGGATGATTTTGTAGTTAGTAATTTATATGAGGCGAGAAATGAATGGTCTGTGAGACTCGTAAGTATTTTAACGCCTTTGGTGATACAGGGGATTCGTTCAATTTTTGAGGAATCATGGAATCTTTGTCTTCAGAATAACGAGACTTCAAAATACCTTATGTGTTTTCAGAATCTTCTTTCAAGAGTGCCAAAATGGAATGCAGTGATTATTGAGGAAGAAGTGAAACGCATCATTGAAAAAAGCGGATGTCATTATTTAGAGGATTTGATTACATGTGTTCATATTATTGTATTGAAATTACTCACCAGCATACGCGTTGGAAATAGACAGAAAAAGATTGATATTTCTATTCCCAAACTAGACAATTTCGTTCATAAAGTCTATATTTTAGTGGCGAGAAAGGTGTATTCCAATGTGTATCTATTTGAGAAAAATATATCCTCTTTGCATGTTCAGAAGAATAACCGCGAATTGGAGTCTATAGTGCAAGAATGTATTTTGAACGCAGTTCGTGAGAGTATACCCACCGAGGCAATTATTCGTGCCTATTTGGATGAAAGTGTAGAACAAGAAGAAGAAGTGATAATTGAAAGCATTGACCCTGAGAAAGAAAAAGAGGCAGGGGCCGGTAATGAGAGTCTTGATAACGATGTTTCTAAAACAGAAGAAGGTGCCGACCCAGAAGGGGCATCGTCTTCAGTAAAAGACGAAACTCCTGAAATCGTACCCTCAATCAAAAATATAGACGAAGCCCCTGTGGTGACTCGTTTAACATTTAATGATTTTGATTCTATTTTAGACGATTCAAATAATGAAACTAAAGTTGAAGCACCCAAAACGATTGAGCAATTGGAAAGAATAAGTATGGAGAGAACCATCCAGCGTAAATTGGAAGAAGAACAAAGTGGTGGATATGATGATGATTCCCGAGATGATAAAATAAAGATATTTAATGATAGTGGTGATGTGAATCTTACCGATGTAAATGTTTTAGACGAAGCCATGTTTGATTTTGAGGAATTGCCATAGAACCTTTTTTTTGGTTTATCATTTTGAAAGAAGGTTCTCTTTACAGCGTTATTTAGTAGAAAAAAATCTTTATTAAGATTCTATAATGAATAAAATTTTTATTATTGCTTGTCTACTTACTATTTTGTTTGTTATTTTCAAATTCTTGGAAATGAAATACATTGAAAAGGAATACAAACCACTTAAATTAGTGGTGCGAGATGCAGTCTTCGTATTTTTGGCGGGGTTCTCATCAATGTATTTAATTTTCTATTTTGATAATAATATCACGGAATTCTACAATATACTAACTGGTAATAAAACGGTGATTACGAATCCAATGAATACCCAGGTTTTTACTGATGAACCAGGGTTCTAGGTTCTAGTTTTTTTGGGATGGGTAGATAATTCATAATTTATTTGATATATATTATGAATTTCCAATAAAAAATCATAATATAAAATTGAAAAAAAATAGGGTAATTCTATATATGTACAAGAAAACAAGAACACAATTGAAACAAATTTTAAGAAAGAAAACGAAACGCACTACAAAAAAAATGATAAAAGGGGGAAAATTAAAAACAATTATAGATGAAATAATTGGACAAGGTACACATGGAACAATTTATACACACAAATACAACAAAGGACTAGTAATAAAAGTTTTTAAAAATGAACATAGGGGGGAAAAATGCATTGAAATTAAAGAAAATGAATTTGATATTCAAAAAAAAATATACAACGGAGTTAAAAAAACAGACTGTAAAATAATTATTCCTAGTGTGTATCGTTTTATTTTAGAACGAGAAGATTGTTATTATAATATGGATAGGATTTTTCCAATAGACGGCAAAATTATAATAGTTGATATGTATCAAGATGATATAGAACAAAATTTTAGTCATAGCAAATATGGTATAACTCAAAGTTATAATAAAATAGATTTCACTGATTGTGACATTGAAAATCCGATGGAGTTGTCATTTGAAATAGGAAAAATGTTCTCTTATTTACACTTTGTTTTACAGTATGATGGGTATGATTGTGAACTAATTGTGGGTAAAACCCATGATGATGAAAAGCGTGTATTTTTAGTAGATTTTGATAAAGTATCAAGTTTCGTGTTTGATTTAGAAAATGATTATATTGTGTACAGAAAATTAGACGAAACCAGTGCAAAAGAAGAACGACATATAAAAACCGAAAAAAATATCGCACGTTTACTTTTTACGGCAATGAATAGTATGTCTTTGATACCAATAAGATATGATTTATTGGAACGCTTTTCAGAGGGATATCAAACATTTTTGAACCCAGAAAATGAATTTCAAAAAAGAATATTTGATTTAGTGAAAGAAATAATAATTGATTATGCCAATAATTCTCAATTGTAATAAGCAGGTAGTTCGTCAATGTTAATACCAGATTCTAACTTTTTATATTTTCCCTTTGTTTTTAATAGAAACTGAGAGAAAAAGGGGTATTTTAGTTGTTCTTCGGGAGTATGATTATGAACTGTTTTCGCAATCATTTTATAGAGTTTGAAATCTTTGTATCTTTCTTCGCCATTTTTTTTATAGAGAACACTCTTTCCGTTATCATCAAGACACCAACGATAAATCGTTTCTTGGAAATCGTCGCGCGATTCATTGACATCATCTATTAAAAAGTCATAGATAGAACAACCCAACCGACATAAATCAAAACTATAGTTAGGTTCCAATCTGGGGATTTCGGGATTGAAAAAAGGTTCACAGTTATATTGGGTGGACGCATCACCACCGGGTGCAAAACTATCACTGCATAAAATTTGGTTCTGGAATTTATAGATACTTCTACCGAAATCAATAATTTTGAATATTTTGCCGAATGTTGGAACTTTGTATTGTTTCTTATTGTATTCATAGAACAAAAAATCGGCATCGGTATTTACATACATAATATTGTTCGTATGTAGATCGTTGTGTGTAAATTGGAATGTTTTTTGGTAAGCGATAAGAGTCATTATGATTTGAAAAAGAATACTAGCACCTTGTTGTTGATTGGTGATTTTTTGTTTTTCAAAGAGTTCGTCTAATGTTCCGTCATATTTTTCTAGACAAATCATTTGAACGGGGAAATTATTTATAAATGCGAATTTTTGGGTTTCTTCTTCAGATGATTCATAGCTTTCAAAATCATTATCTTCAGAATTTTCACCATTTTCACCTTCTTGTTCATCTTCGTCATCTTTTTCACCTTCTTGTTCATGTTCGTCATCGTTTTCACTTTCACTTTCACCGTCATGTTCATTATCGTCATCTTCCTCGTCGTCTTCATCTTCATCGTTTTCATCGCCATCGTCGTCATCTTCCTCATTATCTTCAATGCCCCCTGATGTTTTTACCTTTTCGTAAACCAAAAAGGTTTCATCTTCATTGCTAATATCTTTGGCTTGTTGTTCTTGTTCAGGTTCGTGTTCATCTAATGCCGTCAAAGATACAAAGGAAAGATTTCTTTTTGTTTCATTAATGTTTATTTTTTCTTTATTAGCACGTGAGTTTTTATTAAAGAAATAATTAGAAGTATTACCATAAATACCAAACAATTTATTAATGTTATTGTGGAAAAAGGCCGAGGTTTCTAAATATTCATAATCATCTGTTATGTTCATTTTATATTTTTCCTGAACACCAAGGTAAGAACCACAGAATTGAACACCATGTATAAAAGAATGATGATTAAGTAATTGGCTACTTAAATAAGAGAAAAAGCAGTCAACGTAAGAAGCATTGTGTATTTTTTCCAGTTTTGGGTACGATGGTGTTTCTAAAGAAGGTAGTGATATAAGTAGAGGGTTTGATAAATCATAATTTCCGGTCATATATCGTATTGGGTCTAACAGAGGAGAGAATTTAATAAATCCTTCTTTTTTTATCACTTTTTTTGAGGGGTACTCAATAACATGATGTAAATCATGGAATTCATATTTTTGATTTAGGGAAATGTTGTTGATGTTTATGCTTGGGTCTTTGTCCTTGAAAAAGCAACCATATACAGGGTTGTATTTTTGAAAAGATAAAAAATGAAAGGCATTGTAGTTGTTTTTTTCATCTTCTTCTTTTGGTTGAAAAGTGGGGGCTAATGACTGAATATCTAAAGATGCTAAAAGACGATAATCTAATTGGAATTTTGTGGTTTTTGATTTCATACTTATTAGTTTTATGAATATAGAATGTATATACTTAATTTAATTTATTTGTTTTTTTGATTTTTAACCCAAGGAGGGAACCTACGGTTCCCTTCCCAACCCTCCCTTACTATGTTACCTCTAATGTTAATTCTTAAGGGAGGGGTCGTAGGGGAACCGTAGGTTCCCTACAGGGAGGGGGTCATAGGGGGAACCTACGGTTCCCCTATACCGTAGGTTCCCTACTGTGTAAATCTAAGCGTTAGATATATAGGTGTATAGATATATAGGAAAAATGGCTACATCTTTAGAACTAAAAAAGTTTGATATGCGACATATTACATTTAAGCCCGATGAAAATAAGGGTCCTGTTATTGTTATGATTGGACGTCGTGATACGGGTAAATCTTATTTAGTAAGAGACCTTCTTTTTCATCATCAGGATATTCCTATAGGGACAGTTATTTCAGGAACAGAAGCAGGTAATGGTTTCTATGCAAGTCACGTTCCAAAGCTATTTATTCATGATGAATACAACACTGTTCTTATTGAAAACGTTTTAAGAAGACAAAAAATTGTCTTGAAACAAATGACCAAAGAAATGGAAACCTATAAGAGAACCACGATTGACCCCCGTGCATTCGTTATTTTAGATGATTGTCTTTATGACCAAAGTTGGACTCGTGATAAAATGATGCGTTTATTGTTTATGAACGGAAGACATTGGAAGGTAATGTTGATCATAACTATGCAGTACCCGCTCGGAATACCGCCGAATTTAAGAACAAATATAGATTACGTGTTCATATTACGAGAGCCATATTCAACAAATCGTAAAAGAATCTGGGAAAACTATGCTTCTATGTTTCCCACATTTGAGTCATTCAATTCTGTAATGGACCAGACGACAGAGAACTATGAGTGTCTCGTCATAAATAACAACAGCAAGTCAAATAAACTGAACGACCAAATCTTCTGGTATAAAGCAGAACAACGACCTGACTTCAAGCTGGGAAGTAAAGAATTTTGGGAAATATCCAAAGGAATGGGCGATGATGACGAGGAAGAACAGTATGACCCGAGTAAATCAAAGAAGAAGAATGCGGGACCGCAGATAAGTGTCAAAAAAACTAAGTGGTAATCAAAATAATCATAATTATAGGTTCCATTTTTGCTCTCGCAACCGCAAGAGCAAACAAATCGCTTTTGAATGCAGTGCTGATTGTAAGTATTTAAAGGGTGTAAGGATTACTTACATCCTTTATAAATATGTGATGTAAGTAATATTCGTGAGCAAACGAATATTATAAGTTATTAAAAAGACATGTATGTTAAACATACAGGTCTTTTTATTATTATAAGCGGTTATATTGCTTTTAATATATATTATCAAAAACAATATAAAGAAGACACACTATATAATGTATATACCCACATCAACAATGGACGCATCATTTAATATCGTAGCACTTATTGAGACTAACCCTATTAGTCGTTTATCTAATGTATATAATAATAAATTTCTTACAAAAATCAAAGAATATTTCAGTGAATTAGAACAGCAAATGTTCGTGTCTTCTTTTTACTGCTACTTAAATTATCACCCCACTAACGATTATGTGATAGATTTGGATAATGTCTGGAAATGGTTGGGATTTTCTCAAAAGGCGATGGCGAAAAGAACACTTGAGAAATATTTTGTTATTGAAAAGGATTATAAATGTTTGCTCTGCCGATCGGCAGAGCAAAAAAACGAAGGGCGTGGTGGTCATAATAAAGAAACGATTTTATTAAATATTAATACATTCAAGCTATTCTGTATAAAAGCTGAAACAAAAAAGGCAAATGAAATTCACGAATATTTTATAAAATTGGAGAGTATTTTACAAGAAATAGTCCAAGAAGAAAGTAATGAATTAAAACAACAATTAGAAAAAATAAACAATACATTAGATGAAAAAGAAAAGGAAATCCAAGAAAAAGAAAAATTATTAGAAGATAAAGACAACGAAAAAAATGTATTATTAACAGAAAACGAAATGTTAAAAAACACAACCACAAAAGACCCAATTATTTATATTTATCAAACAGATACCAGAAAAGGCGAAAAATATTTCCTGAAAATAGGAAGCACAGAAAATTTTAATCAACGAGCAAAACCATTTAATCAGGTTAACCCATTTGGTAGAATGGTTTATTCTGTCAAGATACCCAAATATAATCTAAAAACCATTGAATTTTTTATTCACGAAATAATGAGGAAGTATCAAGTAAAGCAAGAAATATTTGATATAGACGTTGATAACGCAAAATACATCATCTCCAAACTCGTAAATCTTTTAAATGTATGCGAGATGCAAGACCAACGTGAACAATTATTAAAATTGACAAAGGTTGTTGAATATGAAATGAATGTTTTGAATGATGTTGAAAATATTCAAATTTCAAAAAGAGAAATGTCAACCCAAACAGATTTTGAAGAACCAGAAAACATTATATTAGCAAGACCAACAACAACCTCAACAATCGCAATTGATAAAAACGAACAAACCTTTATTGATTTCATAAATAACCATTGTATTGTAGAACCTACTGCAGAGGTATCTACTGTAGATATACAAGGTTTATATAGGATTGTTTATAAAAACGCAGAAAAAGAAATATATCATGCGTTTATGGAATTTTTGAAGAAAAAGTTTTTATATGCAAGACTTCATACACAAAATAAAAATGAAAATATTAACGGGTTTCGTGGAGTAAAACTGAAAGAAATTGTATATACACAAACGTCATTACCAACAGACGAAGAAATTTTCGTGTTTAATTGTTGTAAATTTCATCCAGGAGCAAAAGTTCTAATGGTTGATTTATTTGAAGAGTATAAAAACTGGAAAATGAAATTAAAAAAAGAAATCAACGAAGAAGAAGACAAGAAGAAATTAAGAGGATTTTTGAATAAAACAAATTATGTATTCTTTTCCACAATATGGCACGGTGGGTCTGGGCAAGGGTTTTACGGTTTATTATTGAATAAACAACAAATCGTATATGAAAGAGTGGTAAGTTCTACTGCAAAAACGATAGAAAAGCGAGATTACATTACAGATAATGTATTGAATACATGGAATACGATTAAAAAGGCATCTACAGAAGAAGGATTTTCTGCGGCAAAAATGAGTAGGGCGGTAAAAAATAAAATCATATTTGATAATAAACATTACTATTGTGAACAAGGTGTATAAATATTACTATTGTAAGTTATAATGTAATGATAATATATAATGAGTAAAAGAAGAACATATAAAGTCCCAACTGGTTATAAAGAGACGGATGTCTCATATTTAGAAGATGAATTCAAAGAGCCGGATGTCTCATATTTAGAAGATGAATTTGAAAAACTTATACTTTCTGAATTACCAGAAACATCTACCACCCCATTAATGCCTCACGCACCTACACACGAAATTGTGTTAAAACCCCGAGGAGTAAAATTAACCAGAGAACAAGAAAATGCAACAGCAATTTATGAAGATATAGAAAGACAAAGACGATTAGACGAAGGTCTTAGAGAAATCAGAAGAAGAACAGAGAGGGGGGGTGGAAGAAAAAAACAAAAAAGAAATAGAACAAAAAGAAACCGAAAAACAAAAAGAAAGAAAACGTAAAAAAATATTACAAATTACAATTACATTATCAAAATACTTATACTACTTCTACTTCTACAACTACATAACTATAACTACATAATTCAATTCTTGATAGCGAGTGCGGTGGTGGCGGTGGGTGCTGTGCCAAAAAACATATTGCTTGGTCCTCTAAATTCTCCTGCCTTCGTGATTTTTTTCTTTTCTTCAGGTTTTAATTTCTGTGTATCGGTTCCAGTGGAAGCAGTTGTATTCACATAACGCGATGGGTCATAAATAATGAGGCGAATCATCGTGTTCAAATCGGCAATGGTGTTCTCGTGTAATCCATTAATATTTCCGGCAAACTTAGCAGGGTCTAAAGCAACAATGGTTGCAATCAAATCCGCCTTAGTTAAAGGGGCGCATTCTCTATCCAATTGTTTCTTGGTGGTTTCCAAGAGTGCAGTCTTTGCATTCATCTCGGCCAAAACCATAACCCCCTCATCATTGTTTGTAGAGTTTTTGATTCTTTGAATTGCGTCATTTTGTAATTGAGTTTCAATGGCACTGATTTCGTTTTTACGAAAAGAGATGAAATTCATGCGGTTTCTTTTGACTGTCTCTCTTTTCTCTTTGGTGCGACGAGTTTGCTTTGTTCCTTGTGTGTTTCCCATTTTTCGTATAGTGCTTGTTATTATATTATTACTTTGTGTTTTGTACAATAAATGAATAGTATCAAAAGTATTTCAGTTTTATATAATGGTATATATAATTTATCTTTGAAATAGTCAATTTTCATATTAGTTACAAACAACCAGAAAAAAAGAGACAAAAAATATTTTCAGTAATAATTTATATTTTTCAATAAAAAAAATATAAATATAAAAATATAATTATATAGAAAAAATATGAACACAGAAGATTTAATTATTAAAAATAAAATTTTAGAAAAAAAAAATAAAAAATTAATTAAAAATAATACTATTGATGATAGTGGTATAACTACAAATACAATAATGACAAGTATAAAAGCGGATACAAAATTGATTGTAAATAATACTATTGATGATAGTGGTATAACTACAAATACAATAATGACAAGCACAAAAGAAGAACTTAACATCCAGAACGCCGGTGTTAAAACACCGGTGTTAGTGCCCGATTTTCCTTACGGAAAATCGGGTGGAGGTATACCTCTTAAAAACACAGTCTGTGCCCCCAGTGCCATAGACGGCGTTTTTAAGGCTAATGATATTGAAATTAAAAACGTGGATGGTTTAGAATATTTATCAACCATTCCAGATGGGTCAATAGATTTGATACTAACAGACCCTCCATACATTATTTCAAAAGAAACCGGAATGAACTCACATTATAACAAGGTTAAGCATAATGAAGAACACAATATAGAGTTTGTAAAAACAGAAGAAGAATGGGTAAAATACAAAACAGAAAATAATATATTAAATGACGACAAGAAAGATAATTATATGAAATATGGAACCATATATGGAAAAAAATATTGTGTTAAAACTGAATACGGCGTTTGGGATAATGAGTTTAATATGGAAATATTAGAAAAGTTTATATGTGAATATTATAAAAAATTAAAAAATGGTGGGACTTTAATTGTATTCTTTGATTTATGGAAAATTTCATTTTTAAAAGAAATTATGGAAAAAAATAAATTCAAACAAATACGTTTTATTGAATGGATAAAAACAAATCCTCAACCATTAAATTCAAATGTAAATTATCTAACAAATTGTCGTGAAATTGCTTTATTGGGAATAAAAGGGACAAAACCGACATTCAATAGTAAATATGATAATGGAATATATATGTATCCGCTTCAAGGTGGAAAAAATAGGTTTCATCCAACTCAGAAAAGTTTAAGTTTATTTGAAGAATTAATTACAAAACATTCAAAAGAAAATGATGTTGTATTAGATACATTTTTAGGAGGAGGAACAACCGCAATAGCGTGTAAAAATACTAAACGAAAATTTAAAGGTTGTGAAATATCAACAGAATATTTTTATAAAGTTATGCAATTATTTTAGACCTTTGAAGAATTCAAAGGGCAATCCTACCTTTAATTTGGAACGGGCACTAAAGCCGGTGGGCGTTCTGGAGGTTAAATCTTCGGTAGTATAAATTTAGTTTTACACCTTTGCACATTTACACCCTTGAAGATTTAAAATGGGACAATATATGAGTAAGATTTTCTATTTTTATTATAACGATGAAACACAAAAGCGAAGATTATAAAATTTCTGCGGTTAAATATTATTTGAAAAATAAAGAAAATATTAGAAAAACTTGTAAAATATTTGATTGTAAAAAATCTACATTACAAAACATCTAAAAATATTACACGAAAAAACCGAACATCTACATCTTATAAAATTACAAAACCACAAGTGAAAACCGCTTTAGAATTACTTAAAAATAACGAACAATTTACGATGAATGAATTGGTGGTTGATATGAAAAAGAAATATCCTACATTTGATATTACACCACAACATTTAGGACAGGTAATTAGAGACAATAATAAAACAAGAAAAAGAACAAGACACGAACATTTTCCAAAAGAAAGATACAAAAAACCAATAGACAAAGCGACCGAAATGAATAATTTTTTTACCGAAGTTCGTAAATTTCCAATCAATAAAATTATTTGTTTAGATGAAACAAGTGTAGGTTCTGCGTTAAAACCAACATATAGTAGATGTAATCTTGGTAAGCGTTGTATAATAAAAACAACTAATCAATTTGTCTTTCGTAAATTTACATTATTAGTAGCGATAAATAATTCAAAATATGTAGGTAAGGAAATGTATGAAAAAGGGGGTATGACAAAAGAAAGATTATTAGAATTTTTACAAAAATACATATTTCCAAATTATAAAGACCATCTTATTATATTAGATAATGCTGGAAGTCATAATAACGAATTAATAAAAAATGCTATTACAAAAAGCGGAAATAAATATTTATTTGCTGTTCCTTACACTCCAAGAAGTAATTTACCAATTGAAGCATATTTTAATCAAATAAAAAATACCTTAAAAAAGAATAGAAATGTTGAAAATTATCAACAATTAGAAAAAAATGTAGATAAAGCAATTGAAAAAGTAAAACCTGAAAATTATAGAAATTATTTTGAATATGCGTATAATTTGAAAGAAGGAATGGAATTACAAAGAAAACCATCAACCAGAAGAAGAAAATTAAAATTATATAAATAATATACTTAAAAATATTTGTTTATTTTAAGTATATTGATGTATGCGTCTTAAAAGTGAATTATACAAAAAAGAACAAGAAGAAATAATTACTAAAATTATTACCATAATGGATTTAGAAAATAAAAATACTTATACACTTTATGAATTAGATAATAATATAGAAATTAAAAAAAAAATAATAGAATTAATACCAGATATACGAAAATGGTTTTCTTTCAACGGAATAAAAGCAGTAGGAGACCCAGAAAAAATAAAAAGACCTTATTTTTCTATTATAAAATGTCTCTTAAAAAATAAATACATTATAGAAGGAAAAGATTTTCAATTTACAAAAGATGGTATTCATATTAGAACCAAAAAATATACATTTTTAAAAAATTGATTTATAAATGTTATTTTATATAATAATATAAAATGATTGAAGATACAATGTTAAATATTGTATCTTGGAATATAAATTACAGATTTGTAGATAATTTTGTAAGTTTTATCAATAAATATAAAAATCCTGATATTTTTATGATACAAGAAGGTATATGTAATAGTAGAGTAAAATTTAATGATTGTGAAAAACTTAATAACATAAATACAAAAATACAACCCTATGGTTATACATTATTATATAATAACTGCAAACGCCCAAAAACAAGTTATCTGGTTAAAACAACATTATTGTCAGAATTTAATGTTATAAATAATATTATTTGTAGTGAATTAATAAAAAGTCGTGTAATTGTAGGAAAAATAAATGGTATTATTATAATAAATATTTATGCTCCTTGTGGTAAATATAGACCTGAAACCGAAACAGAAACATTTGTAAATGAATTAAATACATATATTAATAAGATAAAAAAAATATATGGAAATAACCTTATTATTGGTGGAGATTTTAATACCATCTTACACGATTTTGAAAATTGTAATTATTTACCTAATGTTAATTTTCTAAAATTAATAAATAAATATAAATTAATTGATATTTATAAAATATATAAAGGAGATAATGAATTAATTAACCTTAGTAATTTAATCAAAGATAATATCAAAAAAGTTAGTCCTTTATATGCTTCGGTTAGAAATTATGGTTATGTAAAAATAGATTACATTTTAATGAATTTTGTGCATTCATATATAAATAATGGAATATATGAAGACACGTGTGGTTCAGACCATAGACCATTATGGTTAGATATCATAGTATAATTATTAATTTATATCATTATAAAAAAAACAATATAAAAAGAAATTCGTTTATTTACTTATAATAAAAATATTTAGGAATATTATAATGGAAATAAAAGAAAAACCACCCGACGATTTTTTCAAAGGAATTAAAATTTCCTTAAAAAGTGTATTGAAACACCCTGATATAAATTTACCGAAAATTACAAATGCGGTTGTTAAGTGTAATAAAATTGTTATACAAACATTAATGTTTATGAAACTATTTTTATTAGACCATTATGAGAAACATAATTCAATGCCAAATATTAATGATGAATTTATAAATTCTTGTATGAAAATTTTATGTAATGAAAAAGCAACTGGAAGACCACCAAAACAAGAAATTAAACAACTCAAAGAAAAACTTACCACATTTTACAATACGGATTTTCAACCACTTATTCAAAATGAAAATTTGGATTATACACATATGAATACCATTTTAGATTATCTTACTATTGATATTCTTACAATGTATGAAAATAATATTAAATTTCATTATGTGGAATATGTTGAAAGATATGTAAATGTAGTATGGAAAAAGAAATTTATTATAAGCAAAATTAGAAAAATGAATATTACACAAAAAGAAAAGGAACAACGAGTAAGTAATCTTTGTAGTCAATTAAGAAAAATTAAAACTGATTTATTGAATGTTGAAAATACAACCTACAAATCTCATTCTATGTATCATAGTTGGATTAATCAACAAAAACAATTTATTACACCAAATAAAACAAATTACAAAAAAAATAATATTGTGTATGACTTAATGTGTAGTCCTATGGATTATTATCCTTCTATGATTAAAATGATGAAACAAGTTGAAAAAGAAGAACAAACAATAAGTAATGTTTTTCCTATGAGAAGTGAAGTTATACCAAAACATATAAGATTGGATACAACAACATTAGTTCATTTACTTATGACAAAGAAACAAGGTAATAAAAGTGATTATTTAACAAAAGGAAATCTAAAACGAAAAGAAGATAAAATATGGGAATTCTTTTTTAGAACAGAAAGAAAAATGTTTCATAAAAAGTATTATGAATTTCATCATATGATAGAAACGGATGGCGTAAGTTGTTCTTTGTTATTACTTCGTAAAGATTTAATTGGTAAAAAATTACCTATGATGAAAAAAGGATTATCAACCGAAACATATATTGATGAATTAACAGATTATACTGAATTACAAAATAAAAAGATTGTAGCAATTGACCCTGGAAAATGCGATTTAATTTATTGCGTTGATGACGATAATAAAGAAGCAAATAAATTTAGATATTCACAAGACCAAAGAAGGAAAGAAACCAAGAAAAAAAAGTATTCAAAAATTCAATTGGAATTGAAAAAAGAAAAAATTAATGGAAAAACAATAATAGAATGGGAAACAGAATTATCAAAATTAAATAAAAAAACACTTACTATATCAAAATTCAAGGAATACATACAAAAGAAGAGTGAGATAAACAATATATTATTTACTTTTTACGAAAAATACATTTTCAGGAAATTACGATTACAAAGTTATAGAAATACAAAGAAAAGCGAACAGAAAATGATTAACCAATTTAAAAAAATATTTGGAAACGAAAAAGAGGTTATTGTTTGTTTTGGTGATTATGAACAAAAAAAACAAATGAAATTCAAAGAACCAACAAAAGGAAAGGGAATACGAACCTTATTTAGAAAAGCAGGATTTCAAACATATATGGTAGATGAATTTAGAACGAGTTGTATGTGTTCTAAATGTGGTATAGGTATTTGTAAAAAAACGATGGTTAGGGAAAATCCAAAACCATACAGAACAGGAAACATTATCGTTCATGGACTGATTTGTTGTAAAAACGGATGCGGTTATTGGAACAGAGATGTAAATGGTGCTACAAATATTTATAAAATTGCTTATAATGCGATAAATAAGAAAGAAAGACCAAATTATTTATCAAGAAGCAATAATTTATCAACTGGTTTAGACGAACCAGTAAAACCAAAATTTACACGCTCCGCAAAGGGCAAACCTTGTTAATTTTTATGGGATTTTGTCCCATTTTAAATCTTCAAGGGTGTAAAACGCCCATTATAGAGCGAAAAAAAATAACATCAGGTAATTGCGAATTTCACGCCACGAAATACTTATCTTCCTTACGGAGTATCATATTCGTTTATAGATTCTTTTGGACTAAAATATAAAAATTTGGGCGTTTTAAATGTGCAAAGGTGTAATTTTATATTTTATCTCATTAATAATAGGAATGACATAAAGTGAATAGTAATAAATTTTCTTATCAAATTCTACTGGGTCAAACCAATATGTAGAAGTTTTACAATTAATATCATTTTTGTCAAAATACTTTTTTTCCCAAGGAAACTCAAATGGATAAATTTTATATCTCTGTATATTTTTTGCCGAATATAATTTTTCGTTTTTTTGTTCCGTTTTACAAATTTGTCTTTTTTGTAAATTACAATGATTACATAACGGTTGAAAATCACTAATTAACTGCGTTTCTAAACTTAATACACGAGTATCATTGTATAAGTCGTTTTTGTGATCACATATTGTATCGTGTGTACCACATACAACACACGATAAACTTGTAATTTTTTTATATATAGTTTTACTTATAGGTCTTTGTTGGGTTTTTGTTCTTATTGAATGCACAAATATTCCAATTATACCAGCACCTTTGTTCGTTTGCAAAAAATGGTTAAGAATTTCGGTTGGTATTTTATCATCATTGTTTTCGCTATATAATTTAGGTTGTTTATTTGAATATACAACGCTATAATTAAATTTTTTATTAGCCCATCTATCGCCAACACCATTACCCCCCCAATATAATTCCTTATAATTTTCTTTTATTTCATTAGTTGATAATATTTTTGTAAAATTGTCTGTTACACGTATAACCAATTCATAAATACTTTCTTTAGTTGAATGCGACATTTAATGTATGTTTATATTATAAATGAATCTGTGAAAATAATTTCAATTTTGTAGCCAATGTATCATTTATCTTTGAAATAATCCGTTTTCATATTTGTCACTAAGAACTTTTCTAAATAATCTTCCATAAAAACCTCTTTCAAGTTCTCGTGTTTTTTATAAAAAACATAAGAGTCGTCTACTTTCTTTACAGTCCACCCCTTTTCCAATGCATTGTTAATAAAAACCATTTTTTGAAATTTAGGTTTATCAATTTGCATGTTATCAGGGATTTCTAAATTAATTACTGAAGAGGACATTTGCTATATAATTTCCTGAATTTATATTTTTTATTAAACAACGAATATGATAATATAGAAATTAGAATCTATATTCTCATAATAACAAAAAAAACCCACAAAAATGAATAGTCAGAATAAAAAGGCAAATAAGCCGTCAAATACACTTGACGAGGTTCATACAGAAATGATAAATAAATTCAATGATAATGAGAACAATATCATACCATCATTGATAGATGAAAAAAGGAAACTGACTCGTATTTTGAAAAATCTCCAAGAAGGGAATCATATAGAAAAGAGACTGGATACACAAGACAAAATACAGGCAATTAATGAAGAAATAAAGAAAATGCGAAGAGAGAAGAAGGAATATTTATTAAATAATTCAAAGTATATTTTCAATTATTTTGAAGAGAAAAAGAAAATAGGTAGCGGCGAGAACAACCAGAATGTAAATAAATTAAACACATTTTTCAAGATAAAGGACACGGTTGAAAATCCCCAGGTTCCAGAGAACGAGAAGAACAAATCAATGCAATACCAAGACTATTGGTATAATGTTAAAAAAGAAATACCGAATATACAAGACTATGTGGTTCCATCAGATGTATGTTATTTTTGTCATCAAGGCGAATTGATACCACAAGAAGATGAGGGAATATTAATATGCAATAACAATAATTGTGGGAAATTCATATCCTTTATTGTTGATAGTAACAAACCATCTAATAAAGAACCTCCGAATGAGGTATCTTACACTGCATATATTAGATTGAATCATTTCAAAGAGATTTTATCCCAATTTCAGGCGAAAGAAACCACGCAAATACCAGAGGAAGTAATTAGTGCAATCCGTAATCGTATTAAGAAGGAGAGAATTAAGGATTTGAAACAATTGAATTATGATAAGATGAGGGAGATTTTGAGGAAATTGGGTTTGAATAAATACTTTGAACATATTCAATATATTAATTCTATTTTTGGAATAAAACCACCTATAATGAGTGAAGAATTACACGAGACGCTGTGTGTTCTCTTTATTGAGATACAGAAACCATGGTCAATAAATTGCCCGGCAAACAGAACCAATTTCTTCAACTATACATATACACTTTATCAATTATGTGTTCTGTTGGACCAGACACAATATTTGCCTTATATTCCACTGCTGAAAGATAGAACCAAACAACTAGAACAAGATTTTATATGGAAAAAGGTGTGTGATGATTTGGGATGGCAATTTTTCCCAACAATATAAGTAGGGGGAACCATCATGTGTTCTGTCTTTGTAAAAATAATAAAAAATATTTATTTATTATTTTTAGTTAGGTTGGGAACAGAACATATTTTCCGCCTACAACGTAGATGGTTTCTTTAATGTGGCTCTGTTGGTTTTAGATTTTGTTTTAGGTTTCAAAGATAGGGTTTTACGGCGGGTCAAAGATTTTCGTTTGCTTGGTGATAAAGCCGAAATAGGTTCTATTTTATAAACATCATAATTGGATCTCGCTTGACAATGGTTTGCACTTACCCAATTACCTATATGATATGCAGCATTATGACTTATAGTATGTGTGAATTTTTTTTTAGGAAAAATATAAAACAGCTTTTCTGTGCTATCAGCAGAATGAACTAATTCTTCATAACGAACTAATACTTTGAAGCCCAAATCACCAAGTGCAATAGCAACATATTTTTCATCTGCGTCAAAGTGTATTTTTTTATCATTAGTACCGCGTATGAAATCACCATTGCATTCATAAAACCATTCTGCAGAATCATTACGATATTGATTAAATTCCGGAATTGTTAAAACAAAAGCCTTTTTATGGGGGGTAATAAACACCTTGCTATTTTCTTCAATAGGTGCCATATTTTTCAATATATCTTTAATAGGTAAATTTTCTAGTTCAATAACGTTATATGCAACAGGTTCATTTAATTGTTTCATAGCAGTTATTTTTTGACTGAATGATTTTTCATTAAACAGTTTGCGATTATTAAATGAACCTTTGTCATAATCTAAAACAAAATTCACTGATCTTCCTCCTAGACTTCGTCCGAAGTACCAAATTGCATCTCGGACATCTTCGTCTTCGTTAAGTTCCATATAAGCATCTATATTTTCTCCTACTGCTAACTTAAGCAATTTGGTAAATAATTCAGTGGGAAGAAATCTAGAAAGGCATAAAAAACAGAATAAGCCAAAATCCAATTCATAATTTAAATCTAACATTTTTTCCCAACCAAACGACATCATTGCTTTCTTAAAAACACTGATATCATCTAATGTAGGTAAGCAACTAATTAAACGTATTAGGGTTTCATATTTTTGTAATTTTCCATAATCAATAACTCTTTCTACACCTACAAGCATTTTTTTAATAGCCCATTCTTTTTGATTAAAAATAATTTTTTTGCCAGTAAAAGTTATATTTTTCAAAGATTTTGGTAATTGAAAATCAATTTTAAAGCCACGTTTGCTGTATTTTTTAATACGATTATAAATAAAATAATTTCCATTTAATAAGGAAGTAATATAATCCTGGCGTAAATAACAATTCATATTATCCGTGATGTTTTCAGTAGATTTTACTTCTACTCCATTATACCATGTTTCACTGCATGTTAAGTCAAAATTTTGTACCACACTCTCAGTTAATATTTTATCGGCAACTACCATAACATCAAATGAATCAATATTTAAAAAATCATTTATTCTTGTAACACGTAATGGTAACGTAATAACCCACATAATTTTATTTTTTCTTAAAAATGAATCGTCGTAAGCAGACGCAAAAACATTTCTTCGTATTAATGGATATCCGTCAATTATTTCAAGAGGGTTATAGTATTCACGTGGGTTCAAAGAAGGCGTTAAAAAATCAAAGAATTTTTTTACACTTTTGAAAGGGATGTAAATATCTAAATCACTTGATTTGAATGTTTTTTTGGAGTAAGCAGACAATACAAAACCACCTGCAACACACGCGTCACATTCATGGATTATTTTACGAAAACGCTCAACAAAATCTTGTATTTTTGTTTCTGTATCTGTATTCAATTCTTGTTCTTCTATATTAGATTTAAGCGCCTCTTTAAATTTGTTCTCAAATGGGGCAATCGGGTGTTTATAAACCATTTCATATATTGTATTTATATTTACATTTATAATCTAAATACAATGAAATATTTGTTTCTTTAACCTCTAAATCGCGGTCTGTCCCACATGTGGGACGGACCGCGTTTTTAAGAGGTATACCTCCACCCGATTTTCCATAAGGAAAATCGGGCACGAACGTGGGTGATTTAACACCCGCGTTCTGGAGGTTAATGGAGAGAGAAAGTAGAGATTCGTCTCTTGAATCGTAGGTTCTCTACTTACATAGGGAAACGAACAAGGTTCAAGCCCAAACCAAGACCTGCACCCTGTCTCATGGCGTCGCCAATAGAAGGAACGAAGGTGTCAAGAACAGCAAAACTGGCGGCACCGGTGAGAGAAATAACCACAATCTCCTCAAGGTTCAAAGCCTTGCGGGGAACAAGAAGGGAAATAATAGCAATTACAAGACCCATAACAAGATACTTAATAATGCGTTTGATAAGTTCATTGAAATCAAAACTGTATGCCATTCTTTATTATATATATTATAATGAAATAAAAAAATATTAATATAATAAAAAAAGGATATAAACATCAAACACATACTATTCTATAATTCCTAAAATGTCAAATTTTGAAAGAAAGACTTTGCCGAATGGGTCCCCTAACCCTAAATATATTGACTTATGTGACGAGGACGCCGCTATTTCGGGACAAAAATTTGTATGTATGTCGTTTGTATCGCCCGATAAAATACTAAAAAAAAGAGAGACTTTTTTGTTTGATAAGTTCGTTGAGTCGTGGGATTTTTCTAAATCAATGTCTAAGTTTACTGATTTTCTACACTTTATTTCCTATAAATATCAATTGAATTTTGATGACATCAGCAAGGATTACCAAGATTTCCTAAAAGAGGAGGAATCCAAACTTAAATCGGTGAGTGTTGAGGATGATTACAAGAACTTTTTGGACAAAAACGAGGATAAACTAAACGAGGCCTTTAACAGAGAGCATTCTTTCCAGACATCGGTGAGAGGTTTGAAGGTTCGTGGTGTGTTTTCTACACAAGAGGAGGCAGAACTCAAATGCAAGAAGTTGCGTGAGGGCGACCCTAACCACGACATCTATGTTGGACCAGTTGGTGTCTGGATTCCTTGGGACCCCGATGCGTATAAGACCGGCAAGATTGAATTTATGGAAGATGAGTTAAATCAACTACATCAAGAGAAACTTAAGAATGAGGAGAAGGCTAAACAGGCGTTTGAGACACGTGTCAAAGAGGCCAAGAAGAAGGCGATTGAAGAGAACATTAAATTGGCCGAGGTGACGGGTAATAAATTAACTCAGACGATTGATGAAGATGGTAATCTAATTGGGGTTAAGGAACGTATTAATTTTGACGAAAGAGAGGTCGCTGATGAAGACACTGCTGCTGATATTCGTAACGAACTGTTCAAAAAATCTTCAAAAAAAGAAGATTAGAAATAACAACAAAGAAATAGAAAACGATAAATAATATAAATTTTTATATTATTTTTGTAAAGTAAATTATAGATATAGACTAAAGAAAAGACCCAATATGTTTTAGAACATCGCTATTGAGAACAGTTTTATCTGAATGATTGTGGATAAACAACATATATTCTTTTCTACGTAAATAAGTAATTAGTTCTGGTTCTTTTTTTGCAATATACTCCAATATTCTCATCGTTGCCGTGTATGATGCGCCACTGTGTGCACCATGATCATTACATATTTCAGTTTGTATCAAATTAACGGTAGCGTTATTATTATTCATAAAGCCCCCCTGCGGCGGTTCGTAAGTTTTCAAAAAACCCCACATATTTATTCTTTCAATAGTTTTTATTCCTGATAAGAGTTCAACTGTATTCAAAACCTCTTCCAATGTTTCTTGGTTTATCTTAGATTTGGTATTCATTTTGTATATTATAAGTTGATGTCTTTATGTACAATCAATTTTATGAGACTTTATAATATATAAAAAAAACAATATAAAGAAAAGGTGTTATAGTAGTATGTGGGGAATCCTAATAGATGAACGTCACTAAAAGCGTAGATGTCCGAGTGGTCTAAGGAGGTGGGCTTAAGATCCACTGGAACAACGTTCCGCGTGGGTTCAAACCCCACTCTGCGCAAAAATTATTATCTTACAGCAATTACACTTTTTTTGGGATAAAAAACAACAGATAATAGCACAATTTTATTGGGGACTTTTAGCTCAGTGGTAGCAGCAAAACCCTGTTAAGGTTTAGGTCGCTGGTTCGATCCCAGCAGAGTCCGATTATAAATTTTATTTTTATACAAAATAAAAATAAAAATAAAATACTTATAGTGTATAATGAGTCGCTCAAAAAATATATCACTGGATGAAATAAATACACATATACGAATATTTCGCCGGTTGATAACCCATCTACAAATACGAGAAAACATAGTAGAACATAATAACGAAGGTGGAAAATACACGGTCGGCCCGACAATATTGTATATTCCCAAAGAATATTTGAATATAATTACAGAGAATAAGAAATACGATAATTATGTATTTGTAAATAGTGGTTTCAAATTACCAGAAGGTTCAAAGGGGACTATATTTATAAAAACATCAACGGAAGACAGAAACGTCCATTTATGTGCGTATACTTTCAAGGATAATAAAATGACTATTTTTGACCCTGCATGGCATCCTGTGAATAAAAAAGGCGAATATTCAGAGGATGAATTTTACGAGGATTTGCAAAAAATAATAAAAAAATACAAGCCAAAGTATTCATATGAAATTGTTAAAACGGGTGGTGATAAAAGTATTCAAAGCTATTTAGGGAATGATATTTTTTGTCAATCTTGGTCTTTGAAATGGCTATTGGAAGACGGTGAAATGGAATTCCCGAATTCATTAAACGCTGTAGTTACCAGAATAATAACGATTTTACAAGAACTAACTGTAATAATAAATAGGACCCCTGATTTTATTTATTTGTTTCCCAAAGAAAAATGGGAAATTGAGATGGATATAGATAAAATTACAAAAAAAACAATAAATAAAAAATGGGATGAGGTTGTTGAAATATTACAAACCCAGTTAACAAAACCCAAGATTATCAAACTTTATACACCATCATAGAGACCCAATCTGAACCACACCAAATACTTGTGCAAAATAGTTTGTTTCGTATTCTAAAACGTCTTTTAAATAAGCATAATTATTCATTTTAAGGTAGTCAATAAAATACCTTTGCATATCATTGTCATGCCCTATTTTATCATCCAAACAGTAATCTTCTTTTATTATATTTTTATTTTTTTGAGAAACATTAAAACAATCAAGTAATTGGTTTAAAGTAATGTCGTTTTTATTTAAAATTCCATTTCGTTCTGTTATCATTTTGCATATAGTTTCACATTGTTCATTGGTGGTTCTTTCAATTTCGGTCATAAAAAACTTATGTAAAACTTTGGAATTGGGTGTGTTTATTAAGTTTATGTACACTTCTATATCATCACAATCATCCAAATTTTCTATTTTATAGATATAATCATTTGCGTTTTGAAGGTTGGTCTGATTTGAACATAATTGTTTTGCATGTTCTACTGCTTTTGTGAGTTCAGATGAGTATCCGTGAATGATTATATGTTGTTCTTTTCTGTAATTGGTAAATTCAATAACTACAAACATAGTTTATTATATACTTTGACATATAAATATATACTAAACGAATGTCCCTATCAATTTTACAGTAGTGTTTTTTGTAATTTTTCTGTAATGAACGCTTCTATAATAGTATGTATGTTTTCTTCTTGTGTATCCATATCAATCACTAAATGGAATTTATCTCTCGGTAGTTTTGCGAGTTCTTGCTCGGATGAATGGTGTAGGTTCTCTATATGTTGTTGATAATTGTCTGGATAGGTTTTTTTAATGCGTTCTATTTGTTTTTCGGGGGAAATTTCCAGATAGATAAGAAGGAAATTGTTCTCCACCATCGCATTGAATTCACTCAATAATCGGGCATCTTCTATGATGACATTTGTGTTGGGTTGATTACAGACTTTCATTGTATGTTTGGTAAATATGTCTTCGTCAATATCTCGCATTTTTCTGCCAATATCTTGGAGTAATTTCCGGTCTTTTTCTTTCATATCAAAGAGATTATACGCAATCTGGTAAATCATTGACGCAAATGAAAATTTTGTGAATTTTTCGTAATAAGTGGCTTCCATATAATAAATGATGTAATTCGCCAAAGTGGATTTTCCAGAACATAGGGGGCCGAAGATACCGATTTTCATTTTATATTATCTGGTTTTATGAATGAAATTATTGTGAGAATTTATAATCAATTTTGTATTTTAGGTTCATCTACAATTTTCCATTTATACCCTTTACATACCTCATTACTTTTTGAAACATTATTTAGAGTTGTCATTGACATTTGAAATTTTTTTAGAACTTCTGTTTTTGTAGAATATTTTGCAAGCTCTGTGTTTGTTTTTGGGTCAATTTGTAATACACATAAACCGTTAGCGGATGTATATTTTTCAGGTAATTCATTCGTTTTTAGATATTCATTTTGCATTTCTGGCGAACAGTCATTCCAATATTTCCAATATCTATGACAAGACAAACTACCTTTCTTAATAGCTCTTGAAATAGTTGAAACACCATTATTCGCTAATCCATTATCAATTGCGCCTTCTTTTTGTGATGCATATACTTTTTCAATTTTTGTTTGTTTAACATCAATCATCGCAATATAAGAAATATATTGCTGTCTGCTTTCTACTGTATGTGGTAATATTACGGGTTCTGTATTGTTTTTTTCAACTAATAACCAACGATACCCTTTGTATATTCTATTTTCTCGTGAAGCTAATTTTAGGGAATTTTTAGATATTTCTGGTAGTTCTCTTGAAACATTTATTTCACAGTCAAAAATCTTAATTAAATTGTGGGGTGGCAACCCTTCATATTGATATACAAACGGAGAACTAGAATTATTTCTATTCTTTATTATGTAATTTTCTAATTTTGGGTCTTCTTTCTTTGTATTCACTGGTTCAACTTTACTCTTATTTTGTTCTTTTACAAGTTCTAATTGTAATTCTAATTTTTGTAATTCTAAATTTTTATTTTGTATTTCTAATTGATTTATTTGGAGTTGTAATTCCAATTTTTTTTGTATTTCTTGTTCTGTTTTTCTCTTTTCTTCCTCAATTATTTGTAGTTCTTCAAAAGTTAAACCCTTTTGTGTAAAATTTTTAATATTTTCGTTAATTATTTTTACAATATAATTATACTGTTCTTGATTTACAAGATATGTTTCTGTTGTTTTAACGCCAGTAGATAATTCTATACTATGTGAATATTTTACAATGAATTCATGCTTATGTAAAAAAGTTTCAAAATTAATATAATCAAAACATTCAAATACTTCAAGAAGCGTAGTGTTTTTATTATATGAACTCATAATACCAACTAAACGATGTTTTATATTATGACTTGAACCAATTTTAATTATAAATTTTGTTTCATCTTCCTCTGTTGGATAATCCTGAATTTTACAAATATAAACAACATTTTTATCTTTTAAATTTTGTATAATCGTTTTTTCTCGTTTTTTATCTTTTTCTTGTTTTGTTTCTTCTAATATTCTTTTTTGTTGTTCTATTTGTGATTTAAATTCTTCACATTCTTCTTTAATTGTTTCGTTTAATATTTTTTCTAATTTTATATAGTATGTATGTATTTGGTTTGCTTTCTCTGTTCCTGATTTAATACAAAATAATTTAAATGTATCAACTGTTAGCATAATTTTTTGATATAAATGCCCACCGTGTTTTTTTTCATCCTTTTCTGTAACTAAAATCTTACTCTCCCGAGCGGGAGAGTAAGATTTGTAGTCTTTATCTTGTTTAAAATGTTTTTCTAATGTTCTTTTTGCATGTGCTTTTTGACTAAATCCTAACCATTCCCATACATTATCTAAATCAATAACAAAATCATTTTCATTACAATTTAAATAACAATAAAAACTTGCTATAAATAAATGTTCTTCATTGTCATTAAAAAATTCTTTAATCTTTGAAATAAGTTTATTTTGGTAAGTGTTTGAAAGATTGGTAATGGGGTTTTTTTCAATAAGTTCTACAATATCTAAATTAGACATTATCAATATGAATATATAAAATGTTTTTTCTAAATCTTTTTTATAAATATTTATTTTTAAAATTAATATTTTGTATTATTATTAATTTTAAAAATAATATATAAAAAATAATATAATTTAAACATGTTTAATTTACTAAACAATTTTCCATATAAAATTTTTATAAATATCTCCACTTTCACTTGCTTTTTTTATTGTTTTATGACACGTTTTATAAATATTACATACATCTTGAAGACAATCATAAGTTTCAATAACGTTATTTGTTTCAGGGTCTATTTTTTGAACACGCTTAGAACACGTAGTTGATAAAAAAGGTTCAGGTAATTTTTCTGTAAATGATGATTTTAGTTCATCAGAACAATCGCCATACATTTTCCAATAAAACCCACCTGATAGTTTATAATTTTTAATTGCTAATGAAATTGAACAAGCCGATAATCCAATATTTTGTGCTGCTACATTTATACTTGAATAAACATTTATTATTTTGCTTTTCTCTTTATTTATTTGTGCCACAAGACCTTTGTTTCTTGTATTTATTATTTCGTTATCTTTTGTAATAGGAATCTGCTGTGGGAGCTTAATTTCATTATTAGGGTCTTCTAAATCAATAAAATACCACCTATAATTATTTTGAACGGTATTATTTAAACATGCTGTTCTAATATGATAATCGTGTATTTTGGCGTCATCTAATGACCGTGCGGCATCACAAAAACTAAAATAGGTTGATATTGGTGTTTTTAAATCATTTAGATTATATTTATAAACACGCCGGTTTGATTTAATTTGGCTATCAATGACATCTATTTCATCATTTTTTGGTGTTCCAATAACTTCATTTTGTGGTTCTTGTAAAAATTTTTCAAGAAGATTTTTTTTAATAATTTTGTCTTCAGTTGAATTTATAATTTTTAATAATTCTAACCGTTCTAAAGACTTAGTTTCTTGTAGTTTTATCTTAGAATATTCTAATTTTTGGTTAAAAGATATATTATCAAAAAAGTCAATATTTTTTTTAATTATATTTTCAAGAGTTTTATATGTAAATTCATTTGTAATATTTATTATTTCTGAACTTGGTAATCTATGTATTTTTATGTCTGGTCTATTTAATAAATATTGTTCAAATTTATGTGGTCTATTACATGGAAATACGTCAATTAATACACAATCTTTATTATGTTGTCTATGGTCTATTAGTCTTGTTTTTATATCATCTGTCTCGCCAATTTTTATTATAAAATTTTCTGTATTATTATTTTCATCTGGTAATTTCAATAAATAAACACACGGGGTGTCGTTGTATGCTTTAATTAATTCTTTTTCTCTTTCTTTGTCATTTTGTTTTTTAGTTTCTTCTAATATTTTATCTTTATTTTCCAACATTATTTTTTGTTGTTCTATATGTTCTTTAAATTCATTACATTCTTCTTTTATTGTTTCGTGTAATATTTTTTCTAATTTAATATAATATTTATGGATTTGTTTTGCTTTTTCGGTTCCAGCAGTTAAACAAAACATTTTAAACGTTTCAATAGTTAGCATAATAGTTTCTTTATTTTGACCACCTTTTGTATCATTTGTTCGCTTATCAAGTTGGATAAGCGATATTTTATAGTCTATTTCTGGTTTAAAATTTTTTTGTAATGTTCTTTTTGCATTTTGTTTAGTATTAAACCCTAACCATTTCCATATATTATCTAAATCAACTATAAATTCATTTTCATTACAATTTAAATAACAATAGAAACTGGAAACAAACAGATGTTGTTCGTCATCATTAAAATTTTCTTTAATTTTTGCAATAAGATTATTTTGATAACTATCAGAAAGGCTTGAAATAGGATTATTTTCAATAAGTTCTACAATATTTAAGTTGGACATTGTTAATATAATTATACATTGACGTCTTTCTATATCGTTTTTTGTTAAATATATATTAAATTTTGACCGGTTTAAATTGAAATTGATATTACTAATTTCTTTGATAACAATTGTTGAAAGAAATAAGCATCTACAAGAGTATTACGGGGAATATTTACCAATTAATTATGTATAAACTCGTTTATAGGTTTCAAAAAAAATAACATAATAGTAATTACCAATAAAGCAGTATTTTTATTAAAAAACTTAATAAATTAAATCACAAATTATTTATTTAGCAAAATCTTGAAATTTTTTTCTTTTGTAAGTATATAATCAAAAATGGCAGGGGGCGAATTAAGCAACTAGTGCATTTGCCCCAGTTAGTATGTATAAAGATACTAGCTAGTCCGAGTGTAACGGGCGACACTTTCAAATTGCGGGAATCTCCTTGTTTTGTATTACCACTTTTTATTGGAAACAGTAAAAAGGAACACGGTTAATTGCCGTTCCCTATGGTAAAAAGATACAAAACTATAAGGACAATCCGCAGCCAAGCCCCTTCATTGTAAAAGATATGGGGAAGGTTCAACGACTAAATGGAAGTGGGCTTTTTTGTATGAGAACCTTGGTTTAACTACAAAGAGGCTTAAGATATAGTCTAATCTCACTAGTAATAGTGGCTGAATCCGGGGATTTAAACTTTACATCTTGTGTTTAATCAACAAAGTTCGGCCATATAAAATTGTATTCTTATAGAACATTAATGTTTTTATAAGATAAAATATGATTTGATATGAGTTAAAAATGTTAATGCAATTAGTAGCTTACGGCGCACAGGATGTTTTCCTTACCGGAACTCCTGAAATTACTTTCTGGAAGGTGTCTTACCGTAGACACACCAACTTTGCTATGGAGAGCATTGAGCAGACCTTCTCTGGTCAGGCTGACTTTGGCCGTCGTGTCACTGTCACCATCAGCAGAAACGGTGATCTTGCTTACAGAACCTACCTCCAGGTGACTCTCCCTGAGATTAACCAAACCATGGTGGGCTCCGGAAAAGCGGGTGTTTATGCCCGTTGGTTAGATTTCCCTGGTGAGCAGCTCATCTCCCAGGTGGAGGTTGAGATTGGTGGTCAGAGAATTGATCGTCAGTATGGTGACTGGATGCACATCTGGAACCAGCTTACAATGACCTCTGAGCAGCTTAAGGGATACTACAAGATGGTTGGTCACACCACCCAGCTTACCTACATCACCGACCCTGCTTTCGCCGCTGTCTCTGGACCTTGCGCTTCTTCTGGCGGACCTTCCCAGGTTTGCGCCCCTAGAAACGCTCTTCCTGAGACCACCCTCTATGTTCCTCTTCAGTTCTGGTTCAACAAGTCCCCTGGACTTGCCTTGCCCCTTATCGCCTTAAAATCTGTAGGGCAGAAAAGTATCCATCCTAAAGCAACCGAGCAATGCTTTAGGGAAAAAATGTTGTGGTCTCGGGATGAAACTATGTTTCATCAAACCCAGATGCTAGTCACTTGTTATTGAAAGAGGGACGAAAAAGCAACGCTTTTCCGTCTCTTTTGCGAGAATGACGCCCATTATAACTGGGTGTCATATCTTGAATAGTGGCAACACTACCAAATTGCGGGAACTTCTTAAAGGTATGAATACCAAGCTATAAAAGAAACTTTATAGTGGCTAAGATTAAAACTTAGGTATGGTAAAAATTTCATATATGAAAATGTTTTGAAAGAAACATTTGAAATAGATAATCCGCAGCCAAGCATCTAAACCCGTTATGATAAGGGTATGATGAAGGTTCAACGACTTGATGATAGTGGGTCTGAGAGAACTAATCATTCTCAATGAAGACTTAAGGTAAAGTCTAGTCCCCGGCTATGTTCTTATATTTTTAATGTTGAAAATATTTGAATGCCGATAAATATCCCGAAAGGGAGGGTATACGTGATTCGTACAGTATCACGAGGTTAAGTTCAACATTGATTTCCGCCCCATTGGTGAGTGCCTTTGGGCCGTGAATGACCTTACTACCGCCACTGCTGGTGCTAACTCTGTTACCACTGCTTACCAGCAGTCACTTGTGGCTGCTTCTCTCTACATTGACTATGTCTTCCTTGACACCGACGAGAGACGCAAGATGGCACAGAATCCCCACGAGTACCTCATAGAGCAGGTTCAGTTCACTGGTGACGAGAGTGTTGGTTCAAGTTCGAACAAAATAAAGCTAAATTTCAATCACCCTTGCAAAGAATTAATTTGGGTTGTGCAACCTGATGCCAACGTGGATTACTGCGCTTCCCTTGACCCCACCTCTGTCCTCTACAAGACTCTTGGTGCTCAGCCCTTCAACTACACTGACGCCATTGATGCTCTTCCCCCTGCGATCCACGCTTTCGGTGGACCTGCTGAGACTTCTGGCTCTAACGCTTTCATACAATCCTCCACTGGTCTTTTCCAGATGCCTGGTGCTGAGGACGTTTTCGTTTCCGCTGCTGGTGTTAACCCATCCAATCTTGCTTGGAATGGAAACACCACTATTCCATTTGGAAGTGGTCCAGGTGGTGTTACCGGCTCTGCTGTCTCTGATGCTGGAACCTTCGTTCTTGCTGAGTCCGCCCTTGACATGCACTGCTGGGGTGAGAACCCTGTCGTCACCGCTAAGCTCCAGCTTAACGGCCAGGACCGCTTCTCTGAGCGTGAGGGTTCCTACTTTGACACCGTCCAACCTTACCAACACCACACCCGCAACCCCGACACCGGTATCAACGTGTATTCCTTCGCCCTTAGACCCGAGGAACACCAGCCAAGCGGTTCATGCAACTTCTCCCGAATTGACAACGCTGTTCTCCAGCTTGTCCTTTCTTCCCCCACTGTTGCTGGAACCGCCACTGCTAAAGTGCGTGTCTATGCAGTCAATTACAATGTTCTACGTGTAATGTCAGGCATAAACAAATATTTAAAAATGTGCCAAAAAACAACACGCCACAAACAAACAGGCCCTGTTTGTGGAAACTTCGTTTGTACCCCTGTTACTATAATGGTCAGTTGTTAGTAAGGTTAAAAACCTTGCAAGATTACTTGTTGTTCGGGAAACCCCTTAGAGCCTCAACTACGAAGTGTATTCGGGAAACCAATACATGGCGGAGAATAGAACTCCGGTATCGTAATAATGTTGAGGATTGGGCAATCCGCATGGTTATATCCTATGGGCGTCTTGCTAGCCTATGGATAGCCGTCAGAGACTGAACGGTAATCGCTCGATGATGAAGGTCTAAGCAACCAGAGTCGGGTTAAGATACAGTCCACTCCTATAGGGAAACTTATAGGTATAAAGGGGCGGGCGTGGCATATTCAAACTAGTCAAATACTTAGTAATAATATACCAACACCCATCACCATTACGCTTTATTTTGTAATAAAATATCATAAAAAAGAAATAAATAATTTATAAATCTTACTTTTATAAATTATTTTGAAAACATAAAATCGGTTATAAATTTCTATTTTTATAATTTTCCTCACATTTCATTTTTTTGTATTCTTCGTCGTTATATCTTTTTATAAGTTCTTCTTTTTTAGTTTTTGTTCTTATTGTACTATAATCAGTCATTTGTTGTTTTGTTTTTTTATTTGTTTTTACAATAATTTTATTATCTACATTGTTAGTTGTTTCATTTAATTTTTCTATAAAATCACATTTTTTATTGAAATTATCATAAATCATTTTAAATTTATTAAATAATTCATCAATATTATAATCATTTTTCATATAATTACATTCACCACAACAAGGCTTTATGTTTTCAACTGTATAACCCAGATTGTTATCTACTCTATCTACACCATTTTTATGTTGTTTATCTGTTTTTTTACCACACAAATAACATTCTTTGTTAATAATTTCATAAAACTCTTCTTTTGTAATAAACCATTCCAAATTTTTATTTTTTGCTCTGTTTTCATAACGTTTAAAAGACGAACCATTGTGATTTGAAAATAATTCAGGAAAACACTTCCCTTCTATTATTTTATTGAAATTTAATATATGTTCTATACGATTAACAAATACAATTTCGTTAAGAGAACCTTTCATATAATTACACATTTTACAACAACTAACGCAATTGTCTTGTATATATCCAATGCTTTTATTCATTCTATCAATACCATTAAACCCCCGTTCTTGTATTATTCCACAATAATTACAAGGATTTTTAACAAGGGATTCGTAACACTCTTGATTTATTGAAAAATCAAGATTCTTGTAGTTTGCAGAACGCTGATATATTTTATAATTTTCAGTGATACTATTTTATTTATTTTCATTTATTATCTTTGTTTTTTCAGGATTATTTTCTCTCCAAATTTTTACTCGTTCTGCATTATCTTTTAGATATTCATCCAAATTATTATTTATTTTTCTTTGTCTATAATCCATCCATTTTTTTGAAACTTTATCGTAATTTTTTTCTTCCCATTCTTTCTTTTTTTCAATTCTTTCTGGTTTTCGTTCTGCTAATCTTGCCAATGCATTTCTATGTTCCTTATCTCGGTTAGCGTCTCGTATTTTATTCTTTTCTCTACAAACACTACACATTTTCGTTTCACCTTTTACTCCTTGAAAATATGAAATATCAAATGTTTTTTTGCAATGACTACAATCTTTTTCATTTTTAACCTCCATGTTTATACTAATATTATATCTGTTGTATTTATAAATCAATTTTTTATGATAACCATTATTTCAAAATAGAATGATTATAAATCATTGTAAATTTATTTATTAATTCTTCATAATTATATTTATTTTTTAACCAATTGCAATCACCACAACAAGATTTACAATTTTCTAATATATAACCTATATTATTATCATAGCGGTCTATACCATTTTTGTGTAATGAGCTTGGCATTTTTCCACAAATATAGCAATTTTTACCAGTTATGATATTAAATTCGTCTTCACTAATTTTAAATTCTTTTCTACGATTTAAAGCATTTTTCATATAATTGTTAAATAAAATTGTATTATGATTCGCAAATAGTTCAGGATGTAGATTTCCGTTTTCTATTTTACTGTTATATTTCAAAATATGTTCTACTTTACATAAAAATATATTCTTACGAAGGTCTGCCTTCAAATAATTACACATTTTACAACAACTAACACAATTATTATGAATATAACCTATATTATTATCTACTCTATCAATTCCATTGAATTCATCATCAGGTAAAACACCACAATAAAAACATTTCATTTTTATTATATTTTCAAATATTTCTTTTGAAATAGAGAATTCAATATTTCGGTCTTTCGCCCATTTTGTATAATTTACAAAAACTCTTTTTCTAGCTAACTTGTTCCTATTTTCTTTGTTTCTTTTAGAATCTTGAATTTTATTTTGTTCTCTACACATTTTACAAGTTGAAGTAGTTTGTCCTTTTATACCCTCAAACATTATTATTTCATATTCTTTACAACAAGTGGTGCAGTATTTTATGTTTTGACATATTGTATTATTTTTTGTTTTTGCCAAATTTCTTTTATAATTATCTTTTTCTCTATCAATACTTAAACAATTTTCGCATTTTGAAAAAGTATAGCTTTCATCTAGTTTATTTCTACAACCACGAATATAGTTAGTGCATAATTTTTTATTTTCTATTTTAGTTTCATTTTCCAACAAACAAATTTGATGTAATTTACAGTATTCATTTTCATTACATTTTTTATATTTACAACCATTTTTTTTACATAAAATTCTATTTTCTTTTTGTTTTTCTCTAATTTTATTTCCTCTTATTTTACATTTTTCACAAGTTCTATTTTCACCTTCAAAATAATACATTTTTTTACATCCACTACACAATTTAATATTGTAAATCATTTCTTCTGTATAATTACACATATAAGAGTGAAATTTACAAAATTGAGTTTCATCAATAGATTTATTACGACAGTTATTATTATTGCGGTCTTTTGCAATACATTTCATTCTATAGCGTTTTTATATAATGTATGGTATGGTTTCTTTATATTGTTTTATAAATCAATTTTGTATAAAATCAAAATAATTACTTTTATAATATGAAAACAAAAATAAAAATGCTTTTATTATATAAAAGCAAAAACAATATAAAGAATACCTACATTATTATCTATATCCAATGGATAACTCTTTTAACATCGTTGCGCTTATTGAAACCAATCCTATTAGCCGTTTGTCTAATGAATACAATAACAAATTTTTAATAAAAATTAAGGATAAATTCAATGAACTGGAACAGCAAATGTTTGTTTCTTCTTTTTATTGCTACTTGAATTATCACCCCACTAATGATTATGTTATAGATTTGGATAATGTCTGGAAATGGTTGGGGTTTTCTCAAAAAGCAAGAGCAAAAGAACTATTAGAAAAATTTTTTATAGTTGAGAAAGATTTTAAAAGTATGCTTTCTCTTGAAAGAAAGCAAAAAAATGAAGGGCGTGGTGGTCATAATAAAGAAACTATTTTATTGAATATTAATACATTCAAGCTATTTTGTATAAAAGCCGAAACAAAAAAAGCGAAAGAAATACACGAATATTTTGTAAAATTAGAAGGTGTTTTACAAGAAATAGTTCAAGAAGAAAGCAATGAACTTAAACAACAACTAGAACAAATAAAAACCAACAATAAATCCACATTAGAAAAAGAAAAAGTATTGCAAAGAGAACAATTACTATTAAGAGAATTTGCTTCTTCGGGTTCTCTTGTCTATATCATAAAAGTGAAAACATTTGAAGATGGTAAATATTTATTAAAGATAGGACAATCAATAAGGGGTGTAAAAGCCCGTTATGATGAACATAAAAAAAATTATCCAGAATGTTTATTGTTAGATTGTTTTTCAGTATTGAAGAGTGGTGATTTTGAGAGATTTATTCATTCAAACGAAAAAATTAGAGATTTTAGATATAACGAATTGGAAGGACACGAAAAAGAAATAGAATTATTCTTGGTAGGGGGAGGGTTGTCTTACGACATCATAATTCGTGTTATAAAAGAGAACCTGAAAACATTCAACGAATACACCCGTGCGGATTTTGAAATATTAGAACTTAAAATAGAAAAATTAGAATATGAAAACCAGCAACTAAAACAAGCACTCAAAGAACAAAAATTATATGTAGAACCCACCCCTATTATCCCTATACAAGAACAATATAACCCTCAAAATATTATCTTACAACAAATGCAGAAACAAATTAATGAAATCACTGAAAAGATTACACCCTCTTCACAAACAAAAATAACAACAGGGTTCAACGAAATAAAACAAACAGTAGGACCGCGCCTATTAGAAATCAATCCTGAAACATTACAAATTAATAAAATCTATGAAACTGTGAATGAAGCCCTCAAAGAATCCAACTTTAAATTGAAACGCCCGAGTATCCAAAAAGCCGTCACCGAGAATACAGTATATAATGGGTTCAGGTGGCTTTATGTAGAACGCAACGAGAACCCTGAAGAAACGATAAAATCATTGAAACAAACGAGACAAGTCAAACCTCAAGTAGTCGGCTATATAGCAAAATTGAACCAAGAAAAAACGGAAATTCTCAATGTGTATCTAGATAGGAAAACCGCATCATTACAAAACGGCTATGAATCAGCATCAGGGTTGGATGCACCAGTAAAAAACGACACAGCAGCAAGAGGATATTATTATGTTCTCTACGAAAAATGTCCCGATGAATTGAGAGAACAATTCGTCCAGAAAAACAACGGAAGAGAACCACTATTGTATAAGGACGGGGTGGGTCAATATGACGCCAATCAAAATCTACTACAAGAATTCGTCTGTAAATATGACTGTATAAAGGCACTACAAATGAGCGATAAAACTCTTGCAAAAACATTAGATAAAAATGTCTTATACAACAATCATTATTATAGAAGACTAGGAAGTAAATTGTATTGTATGTAAAAAATTGATTATAAACAATGATAGTGAGTAATTCTATATTAAACGAAATGAAATTTATCACAGCAATTGTATTTTACTATATTGATTATTTTGGTTATAGGTTCGTAAAGGCAAATGAAATAAAGGAAATAGAGTTTTCTTGTGAAACCGAAAAGCAGTATTCACATTATATTATCAATAACATAAAAGAAAGGGTCCTAAAAAAATTAGAAAACTTACAAAACATTGATGTAAGTATAAAAGTATATGATGACGAAAACATAACACATAAATTTATATATTCCGTGTTCAACGAAAATATAAATCCAATCCCAGAAAAAAAATTAAGTAAAAACTACGTAGTAATTGTTGTAAGACAAAATCAAAAAACATTATTTATGGGAATGGTATAAATTATAGAGCAGTTATGTATTAACCTCCAGAACGCGGGTGTTTTAACACCCGCGTTCGTGCCCGATTTTCCTTATGGAAAATCGGGTGGAGGTATACCTCTTAAAAACGCGATCCGTCCCACACGTGGGACAGACCGCGTTTTAGAGCTTAAGTATTATAATATGTATTCCCCCACCTGATTTTTAGTAAGGAAACATAGAAACCGTGCACTTTTATTATATCCGTCATTTTTTTTTATGTAAAAAGTAATTATATAAAAAGAAATATAAAAAATAATATCCAGTATCAAGTATAATAATGGCAACAACAAGTTCTACTATTCATACCCAAAAAGATTTATTATTGAATAATCTTATGGAATATTATAAGGATAAGCAGAACCTCAATAAGATGATGAAAATCATTAACGGGGAATCCAAAATATCCCTTCGTATCGTGGATTGGTTTGTCACCAATTATGCGAAAAAATATTACACGGTTTATGAAATAAAAGATATAGACGAAAGGGATAAAAATGGCGATGAAAACACTACTCGGTTCAAGGTTTATAATGAATACAAATTATCTTTAAAGGCTTACCGTAAAGTGCTATTTGATCCTTTTTGTCGATGGGAACGCATAAGCATACCATATAGTGAAGATAAATATATGGAGACCACACTTGGACAATTGAATTTTTTCAAGTGGGCTATTGAAAATGATATATTGAAATTTATTGAGACCAATTATGAAGACATTGAAAGAGATATGAACACAAGAAACAGCACCAGTAAGCGAAAAGAGGCCATTGGTAACGAAACCCGTAAAAAGAGAGAGGAATTGTCTGTGTCCGCTTGTAAATGCATTAAGAAAGAGACGGTGAAAATTATTGTCAAGTTTAATTAGAGATGGTGTTTTTGCTATGCATGTAAAGAAAGCAGTCGTTCAAGTTATTTTTATTTTCAAAAATAAAAATAATATATAAAAATCAATATAAAGGCACGCCTATATACTATTATAATACCCTTTGTTATAATGTCTTCCACCACTGCGCAACCATCTAATATTTTTGATATTGTAGAACTTATTGAAAAGAACCCTATTACCAGACTTACAAATACATATCAATGTAAATTGATTACAAAAATCAAAGAAAAATTTAATGATAACGAACAACATTTATTTGTTGCAAGTTTTTATTGTTTCTTGCATTGTAATCCAACTGATTTTGTTATAGATTTAGATAATGTCTGGGAATGGTTGGGATTTTCTCAAAAGGCAATGGCAAAAAGAACAATGGAAAAACACTTTAAACCAGAAATAGACTATAAATCTTTGCTCTGTCAGTCGGCAGAGCAAAAAAAAGAAGGGCGTGGGGGTCATAATAAAGAAAAAATTATGCTAACTATAAATGCATTTAAGCGGTTCTGTTTAAAAGCAGGAACAACAAAAGCCGACCAAATACACGAGTATTATTTGAAAATGGAAGAAACACTACAAGAAGTAATAAACGAAGAAAGTAATGAATTAAAACTACAATTAGAAGAACAAAAGAAAACCGTTGTAGAAACAAAAGAACAATTAGAAGAACAAAAGAAAAAATCCCAGTTAGAAAAAGAAATATTGAGAGAAAAAACTCTATTGGAACAATTCCCTGATAATGTCCAATGTGTTTATTATGGTGCAATTGATGACGTATCGTCATTGAACGAAAGACTAATAAAATTTGGAAACTCTAATTTTCTACAAAACCGAGTTGAAGCACATAAAAAAACATTCACCAATTTTCGCCTATTAAATGTATTCAAAGTATCAAACCAGATACTTATTGAAAATTTGATAAAACAACATCCTATTCTCAAAAAGAAACGAAGAAATGTGGTTTTAGACGAGAAAAATAATACAGAACTAATAGCAATAAACGATTTTACATTTAACCAAATTGATGAAATGATAAAAAAAATAATTGACGAAAATCAATATAATATAGAAAATTACAATAAACTATTGGAAGAAAACAGTGAACTCAAATTACAAGTTAAAAAATTAACTGAAGCAAACGAAAAATTAACCGAAAAAAATAAGAAATTGGGCGAATCACAAAACATTTATAAAGATACGGGGAATATACATAACAATCTACCCGATAGAGGTATGATATTATACGTATTTGAATGCAAAGACAACACAACTGATAAATACAAATGTGGTATTTGTAGAAATGACAATTACGATAAAACGATAGAATTCAATAAATCATTATATACTAATGGCGAAGTTGTTCATACAGTAAGAGTATATAATGTTTTTACGGAAAAAATGATGATGTATTTATTGAAAAGTCGTTTATTACATTTGGGAAAGGAAATTTACAATGGTTCTCTTGATGACATAAAGCTAATATACGATATTATTGTAAAAAACGAAGAAAAACTAATGGAACGTAATGTATCATTGCAATACATTTTGGACTTTTTTTCCAATAAAGCAGTTGAACGAGAACATCAAGAATATATAGAACCTGATGTCCCACGTCAAAGAAAATCCGCACGTTCTATAGACCAAGTGAATCCAACTACAGGGCAAGTCATTGCAACATACAAAAGTATTGAGGAAGCAGGAAGAGAGAACGGAATAACAGGGTCGGCGGTTGGAATTGCACTTCGTAATCACTCATTATCCAAAGGATTTATTTGGAGATATACAGGGATTTCACCAGATGACCAAATGAAAAACCAACCAGTAATCAAATATTGTTGTAAAACGGGAGAGAAAACTTATTTTACAGATATAGCTTCTGCAGCAAGAGATTGTAAAATTTCCGCGCCCGGTCTTCGTAATCGTATTCTAACAAAAGTTCATATAAACGACCATCATTGGGTTTTCAATAAAGAAGCGGGTTCTACTCACTATGAATAAAAAAGACCCCCCCCAAATCAAATAAGTCATTCACCACCCCAGATACTTATATTTGCAACTTCATTAAAGTTCTGCTAACAAGAATCATATTTATTTATACAATAACACAGCATTTGTTCTGTTTCAAGTCTTGCGGAACAACATTCGGGTCTGTAGGTAAATCAATAGAGGACCAGATTTCCCAATGTGCACCCCAATCAGAATACGGATAGTAAGTATATCCAAAATCCCCCCAAGCCAACCCCCAAGAATTTCTCAAAATATACCCATCTTTATTATATCCAACAATAAGAACACAGTGACCACCTTTTGAGGTATCCCCTTCTTTTTGTTTCCAAAAACTTTTCCCGTTATTATAGCAAGGGAATGCAACTAAACACGGTCCTTTATTCACAAGAGCGGTTTTTAACTCTTCTTGTGTATTTATCTGGGCATAGGATTTAATTTTAAATTTAGAGGCTTCGTCAAAAGCGGATTGAGGAATAACAGTACTAGGTGGAACATCTGTAGTAGAATATGGATATAATGAATCCGCACAAATTCCTGATTTTAACAAGATATCCATGGCATCACGTAAAAACATACCCTCAGTATCCCTATTACTTCTATTTTCATATATAAATTCTGGGCTCATATATCTATTTTTTCCAATAACTTCTTTTTCCTGCCATTCTTTCATCGCAGAAGTAGCAAAGGCAACACAAGCCCCCTTGGAACCTTGATTACGAATAAAATTCATTTCTTTTCTATAATCAACCGATTGTGGAATAACATCTACAGATAAAACACTACATTTCTCTCCATATTTGTAATCTCTAGTATCAACAGGCGATTTAATTAAACCCAGACCAAAGTTATTATCGTTTGACATTGTTATATTGTATAAAAATATAATAATATCATAATATCTTTTATTTGTTTTTTTTAGGTGAGTATTTCAATAAATCCAAGGTTCTACCTATAGTTGGAAAATCCGTTTCACCAAACACATCTTGTAAAAGAAGCCATTCAAACATTCCTCCTTGATAAATGTAAATTTGTAAAAAACCCAACCCCGCTAATTGTCTGTATTTATGTTCTACAGTATCATCTAAATTATTTTTACCATAAATCATAATTTTTTTTCTATAATTGCATTTTTCTAATAAGTCGTTTATAGTTTCTTCTTCCTTGTCATATAGTAGTGTGTTCTTGATTAAACAATGCTGTTCTACAGAAGATAATGTATTAATTATAGTGACTGCGTCCTTTTCATCAATTAATATTTTCACATCTTCAAATCCTATTTTTTTAATATTTGAAAAAAACCAATTCATAAAATCCTTTTACATAAAAAATAGTATAAAATAACTACTATGTTACTTATTGAGATTTGTATGAAATTAATAGAACCATCCAGAGTCCAGAAAAAAGTAATACCTTGAATAATGGTGTACGAATTTTATGCAGTACCATTTTACTATATAAGTTTGGTTCCTTTTCAAAAAACTTACCTTCAAGACCACACTTGGATTCGTCATTTCTACAAGAATCTGTGTAATCAAAAATTATCTTATCACTAACAATATTTTTTACACCGAAATTACTACAACGGTTATACCCTGATGTAAAATCAATATCAGTTGCATCTGGAATAAAAAAATTACAATTTCTACAAGGATTTATATTGATATTTTTGATAAATTTACCAGCATCGGCACACATATAAAGAATCTTACTATATTTCATCTTTTCAATTCTATAAAGTATAATGTCTGTTGTCTTTATCTTCTTATACCTTTTTATATTTTAACCGGCGTTTCAAATGTAAAAAGGTGTATAAGTAAAAAATTGAAAGAATATAAAAACAAGGTTCTATTATTACAGACCTACAAAATAACAATAACAATAATAAAACAATGGACCTTACGACTCAAAAGAAATTAACTAAAAGTGAATGGGAAAGCATTGAAATCTCGGTAAGCGAGAACGAAAAAAAAATTTTGAATGTGATTATGAATGGCTACGACAATATAAACATAAAATACAATGATAATCTTTCACTGGCACAATTTCTAAAAATGTCTACCCAAGAGAACCCCGAATTAGACGTCTATTTTTTCAAAGAATATTTTGCAAAAGAAATAGAAAAAATGATTCTATCTCCGAAAAAAAAACCCACACAATCATTTATTTATATAAACGATTTAATGCAAAACTGGTTTCAGGAAAATAACCCAAATGCATCATCCTCGCAAAAAATAAAAAAGGTGGATATAATGAGAGTCCAAAATCTATCTGCAAATATAACCCAACAAAAAACAATTATTTTTGAGTTTACGCTGCTTTCATTAAGTGAAAAAATGTTCTCCTCTTTGCGCAATGATACTGACGATTATGGTCTATTTCTATATACTCTTATACAATTTAAGAAGATTTCAATCCCCCAAATAAACACCATTGTATCAAAGTTCGTTGATTTTGCCATAAATACAGGACTAGAGAGAACCAACTTAACAAATGTCTTTCATCGTTCTTTTGAATTCATAGAAAAAAACCCCTATTTATTGAAATACCAAGATATTTCGCTATTTCCTCATCAAAAGAACCTATTTACTATATTCAATAATAAAGCCAAAAGAGATACCCCAAAATTGGTTCTATATTCTGCCCCCACTGGAACCGGAAAGACTCTTTCACCGCTGGGATTATCTGTTAATTACAAAGTAATATTTGTATGTGTAGCAAGACACGTCGGGTTAGCATTAGCAAAATCCGCCATATCGGTGAATAAAAAGGTGGCATTTGCATTTGGGTGTGAAACTGCGAGTGACGTCCGTCTTCATAATTTCGCCGCTATAAACTACACTGTAAACAGAAAATCGGGTGGCATATACAAAATAGACAATAGCATCGGCGACAATGTTGAAATTATGATTTGTGATGTAAAATCCTATATTATTGCAATGCATTATATGTTGGCGTTTAATAGAGAGGATAACCTAATCACATATTGGGATGAACCTACGATTTCAATGGATTATGAAGAACATCCACTGCACGAAATAATACACGAAAATTGGACAAATAATATTATATCAAAAGTGGTATTATCTTGTGCAACTCTTCCAAAAGAGACGGAAATAATTGATACTATTATAGATTTCAAATCCCGTTTTGAAAATGCGGAAGTGCATAATATCACAAGTTATGACTGTAAAAAATCTATTCCCATGATAAACAAAGACGGAAAATGTGTTCTGCCTCATTTGTTTTATGAAAATTATACAGACCTTACAAAATGTCTAGAGAATTGCAATAAAAACAAATCAATCTTGCGTTATTTTGACTTGGAAGAGATTATATCTTTTATTGAATATATCAATAACAATCGTTTTATTGAAGAAAAATATTACATTGAATCCTATTTTGAATCAATTTCTGACATTACAATGGATTCTATTAAAATATATTATTTGGAACTATTAAACAAAATCAACCCTATTCATTGGGTTCTTATTTATTCACATTGTAAAACCACACAAGAATATAAATTTGAAAAAAACACTACCGATTCACGGTCTTTGCGTAAAGTTGCGAGTCTTTCCAATGAAAGACAACCTATAGGCGGTACTGCAATTAAAAAAATGAATAGTGTCTCTGTTTTATCGCCACCACCGCAAGCAATGTCAGAACACAGAAAACCCATCACCATCTCATCAGCAACCCATGCAGAAAACCCAGCAAAGGGAATATTATTAACAACCACGGACGCACATACTCTTACAGATGGGCCCACTATTTTCCTAGCAGAAGATGTTGGTAAAATAGGGAAATTCTATATACAACAGACAAAGATACCAGAAAAGGTTTTTACAGATATAATGAACAAAATAAAGGACAATGACGATATCCTCAAAAAAATCCAGTCTCTTGAAAGAACTGTAGAAGACCTACTTGGAAAAGACGCAAGTAAAGAGAAGAAAATGGAGAGAGAACTATTGCAAAATAGAGAGGTAAAAAAAATGACGGAAACGATTACTTCAATGCAAACCCAAATAAAAGTGGTGAACCTGGATTCAAAATTCGTTCCCAATATGAGACAACACCAAATGCTCTGGAATCCCGAGAGTGAAATTGTTGAAAACGCATTTACACCGAATATTGACGAGGCGTCAGTAAGAGAAATTATGGCAACAGAGGTGGACGACCAAATGAAATTGTTGTTATTGTTGGGTATAGGCACATTTACACCCAATTTGAACAATGGTTATATAGAAATTATGAAAAGATTGGCATCCAATCAGCAATTATTTATTATAATAGCACAAACAGATTATATTTACGGAACTAATTACCAATTCTGTCACGGGTTTATAGGCAAGGATTTGACGAATATGACACAACAGAAAATTATTCAGTCTATGGGTAGAATAGGAAGAGGAAATATTCAACAAGAGTATTCTATTCGTTTCCGTGATAATAATCATATTAAGACTTTGTTTGAACCGGATACAGTCAATTTAGAGGCGGTCAATATGTCAAAGCTGTTCTCATCGCCATAAAAAGACAAAATAAAATCACATAAAGAGAACCTATAATAGATAATAGATTTGTTTGCGTTGTAGATATAGAAAATCATATGTAATGACTCAACTTATAAAAAACACTTTTTTTATCTTCTTTATTATGAGAATGTTCTATGTAATAACAAAAAATCATTATAAAGAATTACAAGAGAGTAAATATGTATTACCTCTTTTACAAAAAATAAAGACCATAAAATCTCAAACGACTGAAGTAGTAACAACACAAGAATGTGAATTTACAAATTATATAGGCATTGACAATTTGTATGAAAAAATATATAATTTATATCAATGTTCTCACAAAAATAAATTAGAAGCGTTTATTTTTGGAATAGCAGAAAATATTGGTTTCGGAGAAGACAATAGAGAACATACTCCAGAAAGCGGGTTTAAATGGAATAAAAAGGAAATATTGAAAACAATCATAGAAAATATTCAATATTATGCGTATAGAGTAAATCCAAAGGAAAAAATAACCTATGAAATAAAGAAAAGTTATAGGAACATTAGGTTTGAGTATGAGAAAAAAAGACTGGAATTGTTTTATTATATTGATAATCTGATTTGTGAAATAGAATATTTGATTAACTCAATTATTTTATATTTTTTATTTTTATGTAAAATATGCATGTTGGTTTATTTTTACTGGAGTAATTTTTAGATAAAATATAATTATATTATAAGTAATGTGTTGGAACCAAGATATATCAATAAATACATTTATTTTTGCTTGTTTATCGCTACTATTTATTTTCTTTACAAATACATTTACAAAGTATAAAACCCCAACATTTGATAATCCATTTGTTTATTTATTTTTATTATCAGTTGCGGCAATGCAACTAATAGAATATTTTTTATGGCGAAATTTAAAAAACGAAACTATTAACAAAACTCTTTCGCAAAGTGCAGCTGGTTTTATTATATTGCAACAGATAGTTCTTATGTTAATGATACCAAATTTAACTATTAGATATACAATGTTGTTATTTTACACATTTTTTACAATTATTTATTATGGTTATAAACGAATATATAGTCCTATTCATTATCATACATCTATAGGAAAAAATGGACATCTATCTTGGGACTGGATGAACTATAAGGGTTATGAGAACATTTGGATATTTTTATGGTTGTTATTCTATATATTACCGTTGTTACTAATAGATAATTTTTTATTATCATTTTTCATGTTATCGTGGTTGGTTATATCAATAATTTTTTATTTCAAATACCAAACTTTTGGTACAATGTGGTGTTGGGGTACTAATATTTTTCTATTATACTTCATAATAAATATATTACTAATTCAACCATATTATGAGTATAATTCATTATGTTAGATTATTAGACAAAAAACAGACATACAATTTTTATTTATTATGATAAATCGTAATAAATAAAACTCAAAAAACTAAAAACAATGTTTTCAAATCCCTCCAGTAACACTAAGTGCAAATGGATTTCCTTTCAAACTACTCAGTATTTCAGGGTTGCTTCTATCTAATTGAATATTTTGATAATTCTTATTATTATTTCCCTGTAATTTACCAAAAGTATCTACACCGGGGGCTTGATAAGGCATTGAAGGTGCAATATCGCGACTATTTTGAAGAAAGTTCTCTTTCGGTGCCGTTTTCATGTTAATATTAGAGTTCATTAAACTCATATTCCCCTGCACCATGTATCCTTGAATGGTAGAAGATTTAATATCATTATTGCGTTGGTTATATTCTGCATCATAAGGACGCGGTTCTCTTGCCCTTTCTCCTGCACCAGCAACACCCGCATAATAGAAATTACCGGTGTCCATTCTCGCATTCTGGATAGGTTGATTCTCGGTTACTTGATAAGCACCACCTCTCTGGTTTTTATCAACATTCATATGAAATTTAGAGTTCTCGGTAGTCTCGCGGATAGTTGGCGCTGGTCTATCCGCAGGATTAAAGATATAGGATTGTTCCACAGTTGATTTGGCGTTCTGGTAAGGACGCAAGGTTCCCACGGTGTTCTCCTTTCTGGATGGGCGCAAAATATCTAATAAAGGTGCAACCACAGCCCCAATACTACTACCCATAACACCATAATAATCACTCTGAACATTTTGACTGCGATTATTTGCGTATGATTTCGTGGATTGAAATCCATAATCGGCATCATTTGCATATCCTCTACCAACTGCGTCTGCGGCCGATAAAGGAACTTCACCGAATTGTTGATTTTTAGAGGGCATATGTTCTCCGTCTACATAAGTGGAGTTATTCACATAAGATGCAATACCACTGTAACTCACAGCAGTTTCTGGGCGACTGACATCACGGTCAATAGGAATACTATGAAGGGTTGGTCCTTTCACTGCACCGGTAGTTGTCATATATCGGTCTTGATTAAACTCAAAGTGGCTATCAGGACGGTGTTTCTCGTAAATACCTAGATTATCAGTTGTGCTGTTATTTTTAATAAGACTGTCTGCAGGGCCCTCGTATCCGCCCATAAAAAATCCACTTGCCTTTGGTTTATTAGCAATACGAAGCTGATCAACGGTTGGGTCCATCCATTTCTCACGAGATAAAAGACCTGAATTAAATCCCCCTGCACCCTCATCTGTATATCCTAGACCTACCCCAGGACCAACTTTAACTTGTTCAAAAGGAATAACATTTGCCATTTTTTGACTGGGGTTAACACGTGATTGGAAAAAATCACTCGCATTTGGTGCCCCATACGCCCATTGCAGATTGTCGTGAGGAGAAAACATAGGTGCCTGTTCTTTCTTTGAAAAGACCTGAGAACCAGAGCCACTATAGGTATCTAAAATACCCTCAATAGATTCCGAAGCGGTTTGTGTGGTTCTCAGATGGCTACCGAAATAGGGGACCATATTGTTATGTTGAAAATAAGAACTATCAACATCAATGCCAGATAACGACCTATATTTTTTACCATCATTAGAACTTTTATCTAAAGTTGAAGGGTTGAAAGATATTGCATTTTTAAAATTAGCATTTGTGTTCCAATATTTATCCGTATAAACACCATTAGAATCAAATTTATTTACAACAGAAAGGGAACTCGTTCTATCAGTATCACTATTTACAACCGGATATTCTTCAGGGTAATTTCTATTGGGAATATCGGTGTTAGGAAGTAAATTGTGTTTGTTTGTAAATGGTTCATTTGATTTTTTGGATTGATTATTAATTATATATAAACCTGCAAGTCCAATAATTGGTACGGCTAATTCCATGTTATATTATAAGCCTACAAAATTGTTATAATGTTTTGATTTATTTCACTAAATAGAAAAATAATATAGAAAAATAGTTTTACAATTTATTTATAGGTTCTCAATTGAGATGGAAAAAATCAATGAAACGACTGAAACAAAGGATTATTCCAATGAAACTCAATACCCCCCAACTAAAAAAATATTTTCATTAGGGTTTCGGTGTTCTTCTTCTGCGATTTTAAAAAGTCTTGGATTAAAAGAAGAGAGTTATCCTTTTGATTGGTTAATTTCGCGTCTTTCTGTAATAAAACTGTGCATAGAAGACGATTTCAAACAGTTTTTGAACCAAGACAATTACGAAAGACGCTATTCAAATACATACGAGATGATGGATAGTAAAGACGGGTTTATTTGTGATGAACATTTGATGGTGAATTTGTTCTACCAACCCTCTGACAAAATGGATATAGATAATACATATCAATATTACCTTGCAATGAATCATCACAATATCAAAGAGGACAAAGATTATGACTATTATTGTCGGTGTGTAGATAGGTTCATGAACACCATAAATGATAGTTCTATTCTAAAAACATATGTTCACATAACACCCCTTATAACGACCGAAAAATATGAAGAAACCCGAGAAATGATTCTTAATGAATGTAAAGAGTTTGATTTATTCTTAAATAATAAGAGTAATCAAACAACAAAGGGTATATTTTTTATTCTTGTTAAGAACCTTGAATTAGAACATTTTACACAAAGTCTATTGTATCAATCACATGATACAAATACGAAAATATATCTTGTGAACACTAACCGTCATTTCATAGATGCCGGTGAAAAATTTATGGGTAATTCGCGTTATGAGACTGAGTTTATTCGCGAAACGATACATTCTGAATTTATCGCTTAGAAGAACGTTTTTTGTTAGAACGATTCTTTTTAGATTTTCCTTTTCTGTTTTTTCTCTTACCACCAACTGCAGATGCAGCTGCAGGGGCAGCACCAGGTGCTGCACCAGGTGCTGCACCAGGTGCTGCAGGGGGTGTTTCTTCTTCTTCAGTTTCAGTATCGCTACCAAAATCTAATGCAGTAGCTACATTAGGTGATTCAGTAGAAGTAGTACTTTCAGTAGTAGTGGCAGTGTCTGGGACATTAGGTACAACATTCACACCTTCTGGAGTTTCTAATGGAGTGTTTTCGGCAGGGGTTTCGCCATAATTGACAACATTTGTTCCTTCGGTTGGTTCTTGTGTTTCATTGGTAGGTGTCGCAAAACCTTCTGTGTCAGGTGATACAATAGAAGGTTCAGCATTCATTTCAGGGGTTTCTGGTGCATTTTCTTCTTCCATTGGTACTACTAAAGGTAGAGGTGCTACCGCGGGCGTATTACGTCTTCGTAGTCTTCTTCTGGTTCTTCTATTTGTTTTACGATGGTGAACATATTTTCTGGTTTTCTTGCATTTCTGCGTTTTTCTGTTTTTCTTGTAAAATCGTTTCATACCACCAGATTGTTTTTGTGTTTTTCTCTCAAACTTTGCCATTATATAGAATAATGAGACAATTTTACAACAAGCCCAATAAAAAAGGAATGTGAAATGTCTAAAATACCAAAAATAATAAACTAGAATATGAAAAAATATAAAGGTTTTAACAACTATACATAAAAAGACCGATGAAACAAGAAACACAAGAACCCCATGAAGCCCAAGAAACCAACGAACAAGGAATCACTTATGTAACTTGTTTCGTGAATATTTACGACGAAGAGCCTTTTCAACATAAGAACGCAGAATGGCGCATAGAACAATTTGAATTTATAGCAAACACAGGTGTAAATATTTGCGTATATGGTGACGAAAAAACAGCCCCCTATTTAATAAAAATGCAAGAGAAATATGACAATGTAAAATTAATGGAAATGGAAATACCTTACAAAGAAACTCCTATATATCAGGTCTGTTTAACGCCTGAACTTTCTCTACCTGAAAGAAGGTTTGAAAAAAAGGACACTGTAGAATACATGTCGCTAATGAATACCAAGATAGAATTCGTAAATGACGCTTTAACAAAGAACCCTTTTCAATCAAGAATATTTGCGTGGATGGATTTTAGTATGGCATATATTTTTGGAAATAAAGGGGAATCATTAGAACATTTAAAAAGGTTGTCTTTTGAGAAGAAATTTGTTGAAAGGTTCATGGCAGTGCCTGGATGTTGGTATCCGATACCACCCAATAATTGTAGTGCAATTATTAATAATATTCACTGGAGATTTTGTGGGACGTTTTTTATTGGCGATAAGGAATCTATGAAGAAATTTCATTCAGTTTATAGAGAACATTTTCCTAGGTTCATTGAAGAGCAAAAGAAATTAGTTTGGGAAGTTAATATATGGGCGTATCTGGAGGCAAATAGTGATTGGGGCGTTCAGTGGTATTCCAGCGACCACAACGACCGTATTATTCATTTACCCGATGAGTTTTTTCTACAAGAACCAGAACCTATTCATGATGTAGATAATGAAAATGTTTGAAAAAAATGAAATAAAGATAAAATATATAATCATATAAGAAATGTTTTTTCTATTGTATATTTTTTTATCAAACTTGCATTTTATTACTACTGATTATACATCAACCTCATCTTTTAGAGAGGTGATACCAAATGACCATATAGTTTCTTTAACCAACTTTTTGAGTGAAAAACCTAATATTTTGTTAAGACCTATGTCTTTACCAACCGGAGAACCAACTTCATTGCCAACTGGAGAACCAACTATAGAATTTCATACACCAAAGCCTGTATCAGATAAAGAATTATTAATTCCAACCGGAGAACCAACTTCATTGCCAACTGGAGAACCAACTACAGAACCAACTATAGAATTCCCCACGTTATATCCTACACCAAATAAAGAATTATTGATTCCAACAATAGAACCAACCTCATTATCAAGAAGTAATTGTAGTTGCCATTATATTCCAAGAGATTATGTAAAAACAATAACAACAAATACAACAAAAATAATAAATATTATAACAACCGAAGTAATTATTGTAAAATATACAAAATAATAGCTAATACAATCTAAGATATATAAAAAACTATATAAAGATACTCCAATAAGTATTTTTATATATACGTTTAAGAATGATAACCCCCGATTCTGTGATTGATTCTGTGATTAACAAAACCAAGAAATACATTGATGAATTTTTGATGCCAATAATAAACAAACACGATGTAGCATTATGTGGTAATATTTTCACAGAACATCATCACAAAAATTACACCGACATCTATATAAATAAACAAAAGAATTTTGTAGATATATTGACAAGGGAAACTGAAGTCAAAACTGTGATGGAAATTGGATTCAACGCTGGGTTCTCAACACTTCTAATGTTAATGTCAAATGAATCCATCACCGTAACTTGTGTAGATATTTGTGAGCATCCTTATGCATTTGATTGTTATACTCAAATTAAAAAAGATTTCGGGGATAGAGTTATTTTACATATTGGCGACAGTAGAGAGATTTTGCCAAGATTGAAGTCACAATACGACCATTATGACTTGATTCATATTGACGGATGTCATTATACAGATGTAGCAGAAATAGATATAATGAATTCATATTTTTTATCAAAGAATGGTACGATTATTATAATGGACGATTATGATTGCACGAATCATCCATTTAATATTCGTGGATTTTGGGACGGTTATTCTCTAAGATACAATCTAACGCAGTATGATGTTAATTTCCCCAATCCTTTCCATGATATAAAGGTTGTGACAAATAAATGGGAACCTGAATACGATGAAAATAAAAAATGGTATTCTTATAATAAGTTTATACCATTGAAGAATTAAAATGGGACTTTTTTTCACTTGAATTGCCCCTTAAGAATTAAATTCTGGATGCCGAAGGCGTCCCATTTCAATTCTTCAAGGGTCTAAAAAATAATAAAAAAAATACAAATATGTTCTATAAGAAAATGAAAATATTTGTAATAGGCGATTATGTGGAAAAATATGGATTATAAAAAATATGGATTATTATTTGTTACTTATTGCTACTTACTTATTCTTACTACAAACTAACTAACCTACTGTTCACCTACACACCATCGCCTTCATCGTCTTCACCTTCAACGCCTTCAACACCTTCAACACCTTCAACACCTTCAACACCTTCAACGCCTTCACCTTCAACGTCTTCATCGTCATCATTTTCAAAGAAGTCCTCTGCGTAATCAATAAATTCATTTTTACATATTTTTTTAAATTTACAATTCCTAAAAAACTCAAATTGTTCTTCAACAAACCACGGGTCGTCTTCATACATTCGCATCAAGTCTATGATTTTGAAGTGAAAGATGGCCCCTGAATTTTTAATAAATTCGTCAATGTATGCACAAAACAGAAAGCAAATTATAAATTTATGTGTATCTCCGTCAATGAAATCCGCCATAGCATCTCCCACGCCAGCATTTTCTGCGGCAACAATAGCTAAAATAGATTCTTCGTGATAATATTTAACAAACTTATCGGACTTTTCGCAAGGGTTCTCATATAACCAGTTTGCAAATATCAAATCAAAGTGCATTTTTCTTTTCAAACGTTTATTTTTTTTGAAATTCATATATGAATAAAAACCCTTTTTGCATATGACATCCTGTAAATATTTGCCATATCTATATTGGTAGTGTTTGTAGTTGTTGCATTTAATTTTCAAGAGTTTTGCAGTAGGTGGTTCTCCCACAAACTTCATAATATGGTGGCAAACATCATAAGGAAGTTGGTTGTAAAGTTCAGGTATGTATATACTCATTTTTTCGGTGGGTTATTATCTTTATTCTTTGGTACTATAGTAATACAAAAACAAAAGTATTTCAATTTTATAACCCGTTCTCATGAAATATTACATTGATTTGGACCAATATACTTTGTATAGCAAACGACGTAAGCTGATTTACCATAAATGGTAATGAAAGCCTTTCAAGGTATCGTTTATGAATTTTTTTAGAAAGGAGGACCTCACCAATCCCCCCCCAGGCGCGCCTGAGGGGGGCCAATTGGAAGCTTTAGAAAACGCAGAAATAGCGGAAGTATCAATAGAACATTTTTACGATGATAGTTATAGAATCTGGAAGGGAAACTAAAAAATCTCAATTATGTATATAGTAAAATGGAAAAGTGTAAAAAAGGATATAATCGTTGTGCGTCAACTAAAAAGTGTTATAGAAAACACACGGAGGTTCTCAAAAAGAGATGCAAAAGAGGAACCAGAAAATGTGCGAATAAATACTGCTTCAAAACCCTCAAATCTTCACTTTCTAGATCAATGAAAAAATAAAATGGAATTTTACAATAATAATATTTCTGTAAAAGATATTATTATTATACACCATACTCCCTAACGAAACGAAAAGGTTTGAACGGTCCCGTCATTATTGGAAACCACTGGAATAGTAGGAACAAAATAATCCTTCTCTAAAATACGGGTTTGAATGTTATCATAGAATTTCTTTTCGGTATTTGCAAGTGGATTTAAAAAGGGTTCTTCCCATCTCGCAATTTCTGGATTTCTATACATCCAAGCAGGATGAGTCGCCCTGGATTCTTGAACAATAACATTAGGTTCATCAGGATATGATACTTGAGAACTAGAAACAGAAGCCGTTATATAATCTACAGAATCCCTGTTTATTTTTCTTGTAAGACCATATAAATCATTTTCTATTTGAATGGTATTGGTTCTCGTATTTGCGCCCCAATTTTGTAATCGTATTTGGGGGTCTTCAATGAAAGGTAGTCTATCGCCGGGACCAGGGACATTCAAAGCATATCTTCCCGCATAACTACTTTCTGAAATCTGTTTTTGTATTCTGTATGGGTCATCGTGGAATCGTGTAAATGACATTTGATTAGTTATACATTCTTGAGAAAAATAAAACAAAAACAAATATAAAACAAAAACAAATATAAAACAAAAACAAATATAAAAAAGAAGTATCTTAATACTATTATTACAATGTCATCCAATAGAGTCCCTAAACACGCTTCTACTGATAACACATTAATAGTGGAAGAAATAAATAATACACCTTATCGTGAAGAATCTGGTTTTACCAGAATTGAAATAGAAACAGATGATGAATATTTTGATACACTCCCACCACCACCACCACCACCACCAGTTCCACAAGTCCCACCAGTCCCCGCAAATATCACAACATACCCTACCATATCAATAATCCCCACAAAAGAATCCCCTACCGTGAAGATTGCATACAACACATTAGGTACAGAAAGAAAGAAACTGTGTTTAAATATGATCGTCAAAAACGAAAGTCGCGTAATAACCCGTCTCTTGGAATCGGCGCTAAAATACATTGATTGTTTTTGTATTTGTGATACAGGAAGCACGGATAACACGATAGAAATAATAAAGGATTTTTTTGAAAAACAGTCACCACCTATTCAAGGCAAAATCGTGCAAGAGCCATTCCGCGATTTTGGTTACAATAGAACATTTTCATTAAAACAATGCGAACCTATTAATGTGGAGTATATTCTTCTATTGGATGCCGATATGATTCTTATCCCTACACTTTCTAAGGGTGAATTTTACAACCGTCTAAAAGATGATGTCTATTATCTATTTCAAGGAACCGACACATTTTTCTATAAGAACGTTCGTATTGCAAAGAACAACATTGGACTTTCTTATTGGGGAGTAACACATGAATATGTAAAAACCCCCGAGGGCACTGTCTACAATAAATTTGAAAAGGATGAAGTTTTTATTAACGATGTAGGAGACGGAGGATGCAAATCCGATAAATTTACAAGAGACGTTCAACTACTTAAAAAGGGTTTGGAGGATGAACCGAACAATGATCGTTATTCATTTTATCTTGCAAATAGTTATAGAGACGCTGGACAATACGACAATGCAATTGAAATGTATAAGAAAAGAATTGAACTAGGAGGATGGTTTGATGAGGTCTGGCATAGTCATTATAGCATTGGTAAATGCTACAAATACAAAGGAGACTATGCAAATGCGATTTATTGGTGGATGGAAGCTTATAATTATTATCCAAGTAGAATTGAGAACCTCTATGAAATTATTACTTATTATCGTTGTTTGGGTAAAAACACACTAGCATATGGATTTTACAATATTGCAAATAGCGAGAGAAACCGAAATAAAAGCCGTGATTATTTGTTTTTTCAAAAGGATGTATATGATTATAAGATTGACTATGAACTATCTATTATTGGATATTATTGCAATTATAATAAATATGATCTCGCACAAGTATCAATGAAAGTATTAAATTATCCATTTGCAGAGGAAACTATTGCAAAGAACGTATTGAGTAATTATAAATTTTATACCCAATCTATAGAAGATTTCAATGTTTTGAGTGATGAAAATAGAAGAATACTGAGAACCATTGGTAATTCTATTAACGAAATACAGGAAAGTTTTCCCATTTTTGTTCCAAGCACACCGAGCGTTATTTTAACGAAAGAAGGTAAACTCGTAATTAATAAGCGTTTTGTAGATTATAGAATAAACGACGCAGGTGGATACGAAAACCGTGGTACTATTTCAACAAAAAATGTGATTGCTGTAGTTGATATTGAAGACGAAAACTGGGTAATTGACCGCGAATTCGTGTTACAATATAACAAAGACTTGGATAACTTGTATGTGGGATTAGAAGATGTTCGTCTCTTTTATCACAATGACCAGATTTATTTTAATGCAAATCGTGGGCTGAGTTATCATAATATGAAGGTAGAGCACGGAAAGATTGACTTAGAAAACGAATCCACTCAATCGGCAGTTCTTTTTATGGATGCACAAAGAGAAATAGAGAAAAATTGGGTTCTCTTTGAATACCCCTTCACACCAACAACATCAACCACAGCAACAGATAAAAAAATGAAAATAATTTACAATTGGCATCCTCTTGTTATAGGCGACATAGTTCAAAGTGAAGACCAATCAACACCTGTAGTTTTCAATAAAACGCATGAAATAAAAACACCTCATTTCTTCAAACATGTAAGAGGTTCTACAAATGGTATTTTAATAGACAATGAGATTTGGTTTATGTGCCACACAGTGTCTTATGAAGACCGTAGATATTACTATGAAATCATAATAGTTTTGGACGCCGAAACTTTTGAAATAAAAAAATATACCCCATTTTTCACATTTTGCAAAGAAAAAGTAGAATATACACTAGGAATGCAGTATTTTTCAACAACAAACGAATTTTTAATTGGCTATAGCTTAATGGATAAACAAACCGATTTTATGTTAGTAGAATACGATAAATTGGATTCTATGATGATGCTTCTTGACGAGAATTTTCAGTAATAGGATTCAAGGGAACCTCTTTACATAATCCAAAGGTTCTTCTATGCCATTGAGTAATACCATGTTCTTTGATACCATCAAGGTGTTGTTTTGTGCCGTAACCCATATTTTTATCTAATTTATATCTTTCCACCAATTGAGGATATTCGGCACACATTTTTTCAACATATTCATCGCGTTCCACTTTCGCCAATATACTCGCACTTGCAATACCAATGTATTTAGCATCACCTTGTTCAATTGTTACATTCGGAATTTCTTTTAATCCACCCGAGCTTTCATCAAAAAGCATATAAGGTTTGAATCTATCACCATCTACAACAATCATCAACCCATCCGTCGCAACATTTTTATTTTGTAATAGATCGTGAATACATTGATGCATTCCCTTGTAAACCGCTTGTAGGATATTGATTTTATCAATTACATCAGCATCAATACATTGAATACTCCAGGCAAGGCAATGTTCTTTTATGTATTGTGCAACCTCTTTTATTTTCTTCTTTGAAGTAAATTTTTTACTATCTTTAATATTGGTTGCATCAAAACCATGTGAAGGTAGAACAACCGCCGCAATATAAACTCTTCCAAAAAGAGGTCCGCGACCTGCCTCATCAATACAGATTTCGGTTTTATTGGAGATATCATAACACGGAAATAACACAGGTTGTTCTTTCTTAGCAGATTTAGACATTATAGCAATAACTTTTACACAAACGGGTAATTAAGAGATATTAATAAATGCAAGGAATATAAGATAAATATAAAAATAAAAAACAAATCAATTTTTTATTTTTCCAAGTATAGAATATATGAAACTCACACCATTGATACTTTTCTTGTTGTTATTATTTATTTTAATAATATCTTTATTATTTAGTAAATTTCTACCGTTATATGGTGAGGAAGAAGGATTCATTAGTTTTGCCCTAGACAAAGAAACAAATGACTATGTATTTATTCCCCAATATTCATCTTCAACAACCACTGTCGTAAAAATATACGATAATTTATTCTTTGATACAAAAAACGGTAATATAATTGAAGTAGATGGAAAAAAATATCTTGTAGGTAATACGAGTGTTTCTGGTAACACTTTTTCTGGTAATATAGACAATACAGGTTCTTCTATTTCAGGGGTTTATGTTATTCCTAGAACCAGTGTTAATGTTAATTATTATACAAAGGTTGCCTATGATGCGAATCGCAATCTGGTGGGTCTTGATACCTACGATAGTAAGTTATCAAATATATTCCCCTCTACTAGTTCTTACGGTTATAATACACTATGTGAAAATACTGATAAATATATACTATTTTACATACCTTTGTATACAGACACGTATTTGCATGTTATTAAAAAGGGGTCAAATCCAAAGAACGTAGCCGCCTATACGAACGTAGCCTCCTATTTTATTGATGAATATGGACGCGTATTATCCTACCAATATCCTTCAAATATATCAATTTCTATAGGAAGACCAGTCAGAGATAATGACCCAAATAATCTGTCAACAGTAATTGAATCTTTATATCAACCAGACTATCAAATATACCAAATAAGCCACACAGTTAAGTTTGACCCAGATGCTAGAAATTTGATTATCAAGAATGATAAAACGCAAACTATTACTGTTTATAATAGTTCTGGTGCAATTATCACAGATTATCCGAATAATAAAAACAATCAGTCGTCTCCATTTAATACATTTATAGTTCAAGATAATGCAAACAATATGGTGTTGTGTATGTTCCAAAAAGAATATACTGTAATTACTATACTATATTTAGAAGGTACGGGTGAAATTAGAATATATGAACCTGTATATTTTGACAGTTCAATACCTATTAATGTAACTGATTCAAAGAAAGATTATGATTCAAAGAAAGATTATGGTTCAAAGAAAAATTATGGTCCAAATAGCGATTATTATATGTGGCTTGCATACTGGAATACTTTAGCAAACAACGGCGGTGGTAATATAGACGATAATTATATTCTAAAAACCCAGGTTGTTCCCCCAGTTTGCCCAAGCTGTCCTTCTTGTTCATCGTGTCAATCTGGAGGTGTATGTAGTAATTGTGGCGGAAACGGTGGAAGTGGAACAAATGGAAATAGTTATAGTTCAGGAAATAGTTATCGTAGTAATTCAGAAATAGGCGGGTTGCTAAGAGATGCTGGTTCTGGAACAACTGGTTTATTGAAAGACGCCGGTTCAGAGGCGGTTGACCTAGCAAAAGATACCGCTTCGGGAACTGTTGGTTTGGCAAAGGACACAGTTTCAGGAACTGTTGGTTTGGCAAAGGATACAGTATCAGGAACTGTTGGTTTGGCAAAGGATACAGTATCAGGAACCATTGGGTTGGCAAAGGATGTTGCATCAGGAACAGCTGATTTTGTAAAAGACCTTGGTTCGGGTATTGCTGGTCTTGGTTCATCTTCTTCTGGACAATATGGACAATATGGACAACCCGGGCAACCCGGACAACCTGGACAATACGGAAAATCTGGACAACCTGGACAACCTGGACAAGCCGGTGTTTCAAACATAGACAACTATTCACAATACGGGGCGTTATCCAATAATTCATCTAATTTCATTCCTATTACTACTGACTTCAGTAGGTTTTCAAAATAAATAAAGAAATGCGTCAAAATAACTATATAAAAAAATCATAGTTTAATAATTAAACCCATAAATTATTAAACCATGAACCCATCCATAACAATGAATAAAATTCTGGAAAGAGAACATATTGCCGAAGACATAAAAAAAATACTACAGAATTTTGATGAAAATAGCGCAGATTTAACTTATAAAAAAGGAATCTATATATACGGTGCACCTGGGTGTGGAAAAACCGAATTTGTTATTCACTTATTAAAAGAAATGAATTATGATATAATAAAATATGACACAGGAGATGTAAGAAACAAATCATTAATAGACACTATTACAAGTGATAACATCGCCAACTGCAATGTATTGAATAGTATGCAAGGAAATAAAAAGAAAATTGCCATTATTATGGATGAAATTGACGGAATGAATAATGGGGATAAAGGTGGTATATCTTCTTTAATAAAATTAATACGACAAAAGAAAACAAAAAAACAAAAAATAGAAAATAAAACAATGAACCCTATTATATGTATTGGTAATTACTATATTGATAAAAAAATAAGAGAACTAATGAAAGTGTGTAATGCATTTGAATTAAAACCACCTACAACAATTCAAATGACCAAAATGATTGATTTATTCATACCCAATTTGAAAACAAAGAAAAAACAAATTATGTTGAAATTTCTACAAGGCGATATAAGAAAATTATCTTATATGAAAAAAATATACGAAAAGAAACCGGAATTGCTAGACGACTATATTATAGAAAATATTTTCCATAACAAATCATATAATGAAGATGCAAAGAAAACAACGCAATTATTGATCAATAAACAGTTTTCTCTGAAAGAAAATGTATCGTTAATAAATGAAACCGATAGAACAATCATTGCTCTTTTATGGCACGAAAACATAGTTGATATTTTTAATAAAACTGAAAAGCGGGTTTCTATTCCATTTTACCAGACAATCTTGAAAAATATATGTTATGCTGATTATATTGATAGAATTACCTTTCAAAATCAAATTTGGTTATTTAATGAGATGAGCTCTCTAATGAAAACCTTTTATAACAATAAACTCTATCACGACAATTTCCCAGAAAATCAAAACAAATTCAAACCGACAGAAGTAAGATTTACCAAGGTTCTAACAAAGTATTCAACAGAGTATAATAATATTCTATTTATATTTAATTTGTGTCAGGAACTAGATATGGAGAAGAAGGACCTTATTTCCTTTTTCCAAGAATTGCGATTTTTATATGGAAAGGAATTTTACAATAATAATGAGGTTCTAGGTAATGTTGAAAAAATGTTTGAAAATTATGATATTAATAAATTAGATATCAAAAGAATGTATCGTTATTTAGATAAGAATGTAAAGAAAGATACGATTTTGGGGGAAGAAAAAGATATAGATCTTGACGCTGAAGATGAGTAGGGAACCTACGGTATAGGGGAACCTACGGTATAGGGGAACCGTAGGTTCCCTACAGGGAGGGGTCGTAGGGGAACCGTAGGTTCCCTACTTCCCTACCTTTAGTCCGCCAAATTAGGTATAAACATACTGGGTTCATTTTTAGATTTTTTCTGTGCTGGTTCTGGCTTTAAAATCCCCGATATTTGTTGTTGCGGTTCTAATATAGGCGAACCTGTAATATTGTATTGATTTTTTTCGCTGGATTTTTGCGTAGATTGTGCAGGGGGTTTGGGTGATTGTCGTGCGATAAGAAGCTCATTGCGTAATTGTACAATAAGACTATCCTGTTCTTTCATCTTATTCGTCATAAGTTCTATCTGTTGTTGTTGTTGTTGAATTATAGACACCACTTGTTCCGGGTTTAATTCTACAGGGGGTTCTCCTGGTCGGTTCATCATTATTTTATTCTGTCCCCCATTTTGCATTTGTGCCTGTTGCTCTTTAACTATCTTCTCTCTTTCTTTCTCTATTTTTTTAATTTGTTTGAGAACCTCCGGTTTCATATCAGGTTTACCCGGGCGATATTTATCCAGTAATGCATCAATATCTTCCATAAAAAACTTTTTAATAGAAGCTTCTTTCGTTGTTCTTATGAAATGTTCTACAGTCTTGGGTGATTCTTTACAAAAGTCGGGGTGAGGATTATCTAACATCTTTCTTTTATCAAAAGTATTATGTATATGTGAGAACACAAGAATCGTTTTCATCGGGTCTAATTGAACAAAAGGAATAGTATAGTTTTTCAAAAATGCCTTTTCCTCGGCAATTGCCGCATTATCTTCATATCGTGTTACATCTAATAGTTCTCTCTTGAAGGCAAATGTTCCGGCGGTGGCATGGTTGGGTCCATAAGGACCACACTGATACATTTTTTGAATATGTTTGAAAAAAATATAGATTTCACTTGAACCTGCACATAATGCTTCCGGGGCACCTAATAATCGTTCTACTGCATGTTCTACTCTTTCAGGTGGATAATAGTCGTCGTCGTCCATATAGACAATAATACTGCCCTTTGTTTTTGTATGCATAAAATTGCGTTTTTCGCCCAAATTCATTCTTTTTTCCGAATCAAAATATTTTATTTCAGGTATGTCTGCTTTCCATATTAAATCAGAGACTTTATCTGTGCCGTCATCTATAATAATCCATTCCATTCTATTACGAGGGTAGGTTTGATTACGGAAACATTCAAGCATAATTGGAATAAATGGCCGACGATTGAAAGTGGGGGTGCATATACTCACAAACGGATAAAATTTCCCGTCTTTTGGTTTTGATGTATTTTTTTTCATTGGAATAATTGTATTTATGTTTTATTTCTATATTCAAATAGAAATAAAAGTATTTTATTTTTGGTTTTTATATTTTATGTAATTATTTTTCTGTGGCATTACCTAATAAACCATTTAGAGCACTAGATGCTTTTCCTGATACACTACCCAATAATCCAGTAGATTTATCGTATACTTTTTGTGCTAGGTTTTCTGCGGTACTTGTAGCTAAATTTTTCATATTTTCAGTTTTTTCATTAATTTTTTCATTAAATTCTCCATTAATTTTTCCATTCAAATCGGTAATAAATCCTGGTTTTAAAATTGATGTTTCAGGATGTATCGGACTGATGCTATTATTTATTGTTTCTGCAACAGGTTCTGTCACATTTTTGATTTCTTCTGATATTTCTTCTGGTGGTGACAGAACCCCGTTACCCGTTTCAGCAGGTCCTTTTCCATATTTTTCACTATATTCATCCACATTTTCTGCAGCGACAACAATATTTTCTTCTTTATTTATAGCCCCATATTTATGAAACATATTTCCCAATAAAAAAACAACCTGTAAAAACACCAAAATATTTACAATCATTTTCACATTCATAGAATGAATCTTGTTATTAATTACAAAGAAACTAACAAACAAAATTACAAAATAAACCGCTGAAAATAAATTTCCATATAAGAACTTACAAACAAATATAAGTATTTTCTCAAAAATAGAGGTATATTCACACGTTTCGTCTTTAAAAAGATTCTTTATATCTTCTTTAATAAAATCGTCTATTTTCTTAATATTACCTAATATATCCCCTCCATACATAGAAATTCCAAAGAATGATAATATGAAAAAATAAAGAAACACAATCATTACACTTAAATGGATTGATAAATATGCAATCATTCCTTTCAACAAAATATACAAAATAATACAAATAATTATTATAATTGAAATAACAATAGTAAAAAGATTAAGTGGAATCATTTTTATAAATGAATTTGGCAAAGTTTCAATAAGAAAATCCTTTAGAAATATTCCAAAATGTATGGCAATAATAATTGAACAAAAAAAAGAAATTATGTTAAACTTACCGTTATACGCATTTGTAAATATAGAAACTGAATACAAAATCAAACAATAACTAACAACTAATAGTAAAAGTTTTACTAATATACGATAAGGAAACAGTTTCAATACTGTTGGTAAGAACATTGGTTCTAATGTAATTTTATCAAAATAATAGAGTGGTTTTATTGCATAAAAGAAGAAGAAATCAAATAGAGATTTAAAAACTCCTAGTTTATCAAAGCTAATATTTGGTCGTAACTGATTTACTAAATCATTTTTATAGAAAGTCATATATAGCCAATTATAACACACAAACATAGAAATAGGAAACGCAACAAAAGAATAAATGATGGATTTCAATACATTTACATCTTCATAAGTTTTTGGGTTATTTTGCTCTTCTTTTTTAGTATTGTTCATTATCATTACAAATTTCAACAAAAAACTATGTAAAAGATTATCTAACCGATTAGGAGCGGCTGTAATAAGATACAATATTTTTTCGGAAATACTTGATAAAAGTTTCCTTATTCTGGAAGATAGTTTATCTAATTGGTCTTTGAAGTTATTTATTTGGGAATCAAAATTTTCTTCACCTTTATTTTTTTCTATTACAGTTTTACCGGGGCCTTTGTCTCTGGAACCGATTGAATTGATGGCAGTGGCGGCGGTGGTGGCAGTGGCGGCACTGGTGGCAGTGGCGGCGGTAGTGGTGAATTTTTTCGCAGTATTCTTTTTATTCTTTTTTCTACCAGCAAATTCTTCTATTTTTGGTTCTTTGTCTTCTGTATTTGATAAATCATTTGTTTCGTAAATATTGTTTAATTCCAGTATGTTTTTGTAATTTTCTTTATATTTTTTCCTTTTAAGAATTTTATTCATTTTTTTTTCCATACTGTTTACGTCGTCTTCTTTTTTACTAAACATAGATATAAAATTTGTATTTATGTTTGTATTCATATCTTGTAATTTGTAATAACTAATATGTATAACATACTTGTAGAAATATTACATAGAAAACCTACGGTTGTGGACCGCGTCCTATGGATGCTTCATATGGGCGTGGAGAACCTACCTTGCATATAGCATTCCCGCGTTTCCGCCAATAAAAGACAATATATTATAACGTTCTTCAAACAAGGTTAAATTAAAATTGTATTCTAATAATTGGTAGTTTTGTTTTGCAATACCAAGAGGATTTCCACCGGCATCGCAAATAATTTGAAAATTGGATCTATTGAGGTCTACTGGCGGAACATAGGTGGTTATTTCCAATTGTATATTCTTAAATTTACTTAAATTGATTGCACCGGAAGGCTGATATTCATAAGGACTCGTATTTAGACAAAAATTATAACAATACAATCCATCCTTAGCAGAACCTTGGGTTCTCACATATTTTTCAATATAATCATAAACACCCCTTTCCAATATATTTTCTCTATAATCGCCGTCAAATAAAACGCCCATAGTTTGTAATATATGCTTTTGGTTATCTGTATTAAAATCACCACTAATATATAACCCCGTATTTTTACCATCGGGATTCGCATATGGACCAAATGAGAATGATGGGTCAAATCCATTAATGGGTGCAGAGAAAACATCAGCAGGTAATGTCTTATACGCCCAATTTGTATAATTACTCCATTCATTTCTCATGTTCACATCGTTTCTCTGTAAAAACCACATCCAACTGCTTATCATTCCTAAGGATGTCAAATCTAATCTATTAGAACCACTAACATTTTGAAAATTATATTCAAAAACATCTTTTACTAAATAAACTTGGTCTTCCATAGCAAATAACTGTGCCTCTTCTTTACTTAAGAAACAGTAAGTGGACAATAAATGAACGTCAGAGTTCCAAGTGGTAATAAAATTTGTATAATTTGTGGTATCTATTTTGACAGAGGGGGGTGTCTGCAAATAACGATACATTTGAAACTGGGGTTGATTAAAATCAGGTTGTATATAAGGAAAATTATTTTGCACATCAAATACATCACGAACCTGAAATAATTCTTGAATAGGACGCAATGTCACATTTATATATAATTCATTATACTGTAAACTAATCAATGGAAATGCGCACCTACTATCCAAACAAAACCAGGTATTAATTGGGATATATATATTTCTCCCTCTAATGGAGGGTTCAGCGCCATTAGGATTATTTGTATAATATGCAGCCGGATATGCATTCAAACGTGACCCACTATTCGCAGGATCATTCAATTCAGCAACATTCCCGGACATACGATAAAACAGTTCCTTTTTCTCCGCAGAAAAATCGCGTTCTACCATAGCCTTAATGTAATTTCCCGAATATTTCTGTATTAATTGAGAACCACACGTAATGCTGATTTCTTTAATAATATTTGTACCAAGGTCTTCTATCCAACGAAAATCATATGAACTCCATGTATTATTTGTTTGAGTGCATGGATGATAAATTGGACTCCATATATCAGGTAAGCTTATTACTAAATAAGTATCCATTAACAATTCGGCATAACGAGGCATTTTAAAAGTAAAAGTAGAGGGTTCTGTTAATCTCAAATCTCTTAAACCGTCAAAATCTATCCTGAATTTCTGTAATCCGAAATTTGTATATTTTGAGTAAACAACTTTGAAAAATGTTTTGGTGGGATTTCCTGTTAGAATGACATTATTATTTCCTATTGAAATTATATTTAGTAGCCCCCCTGCCATAACTTCGTATCTATATAATACTACTACTATATATTTTTATGTTTCTGTTATCGTCAAAAATATATAATAGTAGTGTATATGTCAACCTTTAAGATTTTGATAATTATTATAAACATAATTCTATTTATCCTTGTATTTCTCAATCTTTACAAAGAAATAAATTCATTCTCAAATAGAGAACCCTTCTTTGAGAGTGTTAAAGTGGATGCAAAAATACAAGAAGATGCAAAAATCCAAAGTTCTATTGATAAAGTAAAAATTCCCGAAAAGGACTATCCTACAGGGCTTACCAATATAAATGCGGATTTACAAAAAAACCCCACTACATCTTTTTGTATAAAGGCGTCATATAATTCCGCTTATTCTGGTAGTTATGTTAGTGAACAAATGGTCCAGTATATTCTTTCAAGAGGTTGCCGTTTCCTTGATTTTGAAATTTATTATATGACTCCTACAAATACACCTTCAACCGATGACAGCTATGATGCCTATATCGGTTATTCAACCAGTAAAGATGCTGTAAACCCAGTTATAAGCAATACTATCAACGTTTCTTTATTTAAAATGTTGAAAACAGTGTTTGTTAGTGCGTTTACTCAACAAGTAGACAGCAAGTATCAAACTACAAATACAAACGACCCTCTTTTTGTTCAATTGAGAATCCGTGGTTCAAGAGAATCAAAAGCATTGATTTATACATCTATAAAAAAGACTTTGGAATATTTAAAATATAATGGATATGATGGATACTTTTACGATGGTCCATATCTTCCATCTAATTCAATTCAATCTATTATTAAAAGGGTGATTTTTGTCTTTGAAGAAGACACCGACGATAATAATACAACTTTGATGAAAAACACCATCGGTAAAAAATTTATCAATCTTATTACGAATAGTCCGTCATTAATTAAAAAAAATTACACTGACGTGAACATACAGAAATATACGGCGACGCCACCTAAAAAAATAAACACAACAAAGGTAGATGTTAAGGATTTAACCCTCGTTGTTCCAGACAAAAATACCAGCAATATAGATGTATTTTCTAAGAATGGGTCTTTTATAAGAGACTATGGGTATCAAATCGTGGCATTTCAGTATTACAATCTTGATAATGGGTTATTGAAACATGAGGAAATGTTCAAGCATTATAATGCGGGTATTGTTCCAATGGCATATTTGTTGAATTATTTGGATACTTATACTGGTGATAATAGTAAGCTCTAAAACGCCGTAGCAGTATAGGTTATACAATAGTTTAGTGGTTTACACCAGATACAGGTTCGCCAAAAGGGTCTCCACCTTCTTCTCCTCATACAAGAAAAAGGAAAACACCTTCCCCTCCACGAAAAACTAAAAAACAGAGGTCGTAGGGGATTCTATGAACCATAGGTTTCTGACAAAAATATCATTATAATATAAAGGAATTATAATGATAAAAAGCCCATCATTCAAACCCAAAAAAAACAAAACAAGAAAATACAATAATGATATTTGCGACACGGAAATGTCTTTCCAAGATTGTGAATTAGCAATATTAAGACACGCTGTTGACGAAAACGAAAAACACCAGGGACAAAAAATGGCAAACTCGGAAGAAGTAAAGAAAATAATTGGTATTTTAGAAGACTTTTTAGTGGAAAAAAAACTGATTTGTTATGGTGGTACTGCCATCAATAACATATTGCCTAAATACGCACAGTTTTACAACAAAGATATAGAATTACCAGATTACGACTTTTTTTCACCCAAGGCGTTAGAACATGCAAAAGAATTAACGGATATTTATTACAAAAAGGGTTATAAAGAGGTAGAGGCGAAATCCGGAATGCATTACGGAACATTTAAAGTATTTGTTAATTTCATTCCTATTGCCGATATTACCTCTATAAACCCTGAATTATTTAAGAATTTGTATAAAGAATCTATTTCTATTGCGGGTATCCGTTATGCGTCCCCCAATTTCTTAAGAATGGGAATCTATTTAGAATTATCCAGACCCCTCGGTGATGTGAGTCGTTGGGAAAAAATATACAAAAGATTGATATTATTAAATAAATTTTATCCTTTTAAAACAGACGGAAATTGTCGTTCTATTGATTTCCAACGAAAGCTGGACGACATCAAGAACAAAAAAGATAGCCAGAACATTTATTATATAGTACGTGATAGTTTTATAGAACAGGGTGTGGTTTTCTTTGGTTCTTATGCATCATCTTTGTATGCCAAGTATGCATCACCAGATAAAAGATTGGTCTTACAGAAAATACCCGATTTTGATGTCATTGCTGAGGATATAGAAAAATGTTCTATTATTTTAAAAGAACGGTTAACAGACAGTGGTATAAAAAATGTGAAAATCGTGAAACACGAACAATTTGGAGAGATAATACCAGAACATAATGAGATTATGATAGGAAAAGATAGCATTGCGTGTGTGTATACACCAATTGGGTGCCATAATTACAATCAAATAGAATTCGGAAATAAAGTGGTGAATGTGGCGACGATAGATACAATAATGAGTTTTTATCTTGCTTTTATTTATTCTAATGAATATGCTTATTCAAGAGAACGACTGCTTTGTATGGGGAAATTCCTTTTTGATATACAAGAAAAAAATCGGTTAGAACAAAAGGGACTATTAGAAAGATTTAGTATGAAATGCATAGGAAAACAACCGACATTGGAGGAATACCGTGCAGAGAAATCAAGGGTTTTCAAAGAATTGTCAGGGAATAAAATGGATGAATTATATCAAATGTGGTTTTTAAAATATGTACCTGATGAATTGAAAAAGGGTAAAGAAACCAATAACAAAAAAGGCATGAAGGAAGACGAAATAGAAGCAGATGAATCCAAAGAAACAAAAGATGCTACTATAGAAACCCGAGACGAAGAAAAGCCTAAGAAAAAGAAGAGGAGAAAAACGAGAAAATTGTTTGGTGTTTGGTAGGGAACCTACGGTTCCCTACCTACTCGGCGATATAATTTACCGTAGCCAACATAATATAATAACTGACTGCAAACGCTACACTTTTAAAAATATATCCATTTGTATTCATATTTCCATCTGCACTAAAAAGACCTAAAAACTCAAAATTGCGAAAAATCATCGTATTCACAAATGGTATTTGAAAAAAGAAGAATAGAACGGCAACCAAAATAGGTGTCTGTATTTCATCAAATATCATTTCCCAATGCGATTTTCTTCTTCGGTCTTTTTCATATTTCTCAATTTTCTCATTATTTATTTTTTCATAGTCTCGCACATAATCACTTGAAACATTGTGTTTGGGTATATAATTTGCCTGTATTTCTTCGTCTTGCATATAAGAACCCGTGTCTATAGGAATATCCCGTGTTGGTAATTTGAATTGAGGTTGTGACGTAATCTGTGTGGGGATTTGAGGTTGCATTTGAGAAGCCATTTGAGGCACAGTCTGTGGCGGTTGAGTGGTAGAAGGATGTGGCAGTATAGAAGGTGTGTTACTGTTTCCATAAGGATTGGGGTGAACATTCATCGGCATATATGTATTATTCGGGCCTTCGCTAATGTTAATAGTATTCTCTGGTAAATCGGCGATACGAGTAGTATTCATAAATTATTACAAATATATAATTATAATACTAATTATAATTATATTATTCACCGCGTAGGGAACCTACGGTTCCCCTACGACCCCTCCCTGGAGGGAACCTACGGTTCCCTTCCCAACCCTCCCTGTAGGGAACCTACGGGTCCCCTACGACCCCACCC